GATGCTGCCGCTCGTGCCGCCATCGCCGATAGCCAGGCCGCCGTCCTGGATGTCCCAGTTAGTCGTAGCGGTACCTGTGCCGGTCAGATACCAGGCGCTGTCGCCGGTCTTCTCAAAAATATCGAAATTCTGGTATTGCGGGCCGATAGCCGACACGTCGAACGTGTCGTCTACCGTCCCGCCGAGGCGCAGGGTGTCGGTAAGAGCAGTAGCGTTTCCAACCACGTTGCCCTCAATGACCGATCCGGCCTGCAGCTCAAGGTTGATAGTGCCCGTTCCCCCTATGGAAAATTCAATCGCGTTTGCCTGCCCGGCGCCGGCGCGGATTGTACCGCTGTTGGTCAGGTTGAGGTTACCGCTGTTGCTATTGTACACGATTGCGCGTCCGCCAACCCCGCCTTCAATCGTTCCGGTATTGACGAGGGGGTTGGTTCCAACTGGCACGAGGACGCCAACACCAGAGGTTATCCCCACAGCCAGTCCGGAGCCGCCACGGATCATGCCGTTGTTGATCAGCGTGTTGTTGCCGTTAGAACCGCCTAAATCGATGCCGGCGCCTCCTGCTGCCGTCAGACTGTCACCCCCCTGAATGAAGCCGTTATTGATCAATGTCGAGCGTATGAAGAGGTTCGCACCAATACCGCCATTGCCAGCAAGGCCGGTCCCGCCAGTAATCGTGCCGTTGTTGACCAGACTCGTATCACCCAACAGTCGCGAGCCGGTACCGCCGGCGCCTCCTGTTCCACCGCCGGTGCCGCCTGTGATCGATCCGTTGTTGATTGCAGAGGCGCTAAAAGTCATGGACAGGCCATTGCCGCCGCTGGCGTTGACCGCCGCTCCGGCATCGCCGCCGGTCAGCGTGCCGACGAACGTCCTTACGCCTCCGGCGAATCCAATAGCGATTTGAGAACCGGCGCCCGCAGCGTTATCAGCGCCTGACAGAGTGAAGCCTTGCGTGTCGATCGTTATGGGCTTGTTTGGGGTCGGCAGATTCGTGGCAGACACTACGAAGCTGTTCGTCAGCGTAATCGTTGCACTTGCATCTGGATCCGAGTTTGCAGCCGTGATTGCGGCGCGAAGTTCCGCATCATTGGTCACGAAATAGGTCGCGGCCGAAGCCGGTGAACCATACGAGCAGGCTATTGCCAGCGCCGCAGTGCATACTCCCGCAAGGAGCGCAGTTTTACTGCTGTTCTGATAGTTTACTGCGTTGCCGCTCATGCTAGCCCCCACCCGATGAGAAAAGTCCCTGCTGCTAATACTAAGTAACTATGCGCAACAGCAACCAAGGGTTGTCATCACATGATCGTGCAATCGAAAGGATTTGCTTGTTGTTGCATTGTAGCAACAGCGGAGCGGACGAGGCATAAGCAACGTTCCAACTATTCTAACTGGAATTCAGGTCCTCCCTGAAACGCAAAAGCCCGCTAACTTGAGTACCGGCTGCGGGCGATATCATTTGTGTAGAAAGCGGGCGAGCCATTCGAATGAACTTGCAAGCGTCACACCGAGTGCAGCGCCGCCTATCCCGACGACGCCGAGCGCACCGATCCCCATCAGTTTCCATTTCTTCACGTCATCGGTGACAGCCTTGGCGTCACCAACGTCATCCTTGATGATCGCGATGTCAGTTTTGATGACTCCCACCTCGGATATGATTTCGTCCATCCGCCGGTGAACCTGGGCGCGCTTCTCGTCGGCTTCTCTGTTCTCAGCGCCCGCCCGTCGCTCTGAGGCATCAATATCGCGGCGCAGGCTGGTGACCTGTTCGGAAAGCGTTCCTATGGCCTTGTAGATATCATTGAGGCTCGTAGCGGCCATTATCGCAGCTTTCCCGTTGCAGCGTCGTAAAACCCTGCACAGCGTCCCACGCGGGCGTTGGCCCTATCGGTCGCCGCACGCTCACGCTTCCATCCCGAGATAGCCTCACCGCCCACCACAACCGGAGCATGAGGCTCCATGACGCGGCAATCCGCAGGCAAGTCTGGTAGATTGAGGCCGGCCTGCAACTCCCCTCGTGCCGTGGCGGCTTTATCGAGCCGATCATGAAGGGTTGAGCAGGAAGCTCCGGTCAGCATCAGTAACATGACAGGCACGGCCAGCAGCCGACAACTTCTTTTCATAATCAGCGATCTCCTGTTCATGCTGTTCGTTCTCCAGAGCGTCGAGTGTTTGGCGGTTCATCAATTGAACGTGGTAGGCATCGATGACGATTTGAGCCGCAGCGCGGTCCCTCTCGATCTTTGCGGCTTTGGCTTCCGCAGCCGTCTTTTCGGCTTCGAGCACATAACCCGCTCGAGCGGCATCGGCCGCCTTTGCCCTCTCCAACGGAACACGGCCGGCGATGAGCTCACGCACAACCGGGACACGATCGGCAAAAGGAATATCGCGAAGGACCGGCACGCCTTCGTAGTATGCGAGCATAATGAGAAAGACGCACAGAGGAACGCCAAGCGCGCGCACAACCGCAACGAGGACGGTCATTTCAGCCCCTCCAGGCACATCGCCCTTTCATCGGCCCGGCGAAGGACCAGACCACGCACATTCTTCTTTGCGCCCGCGTTGACGTAGAGCATCAGCGCATTGCAGGCGCCGCGAATATCCCCGGCGTTCGCCAGGCGCGCCATGCTCGATCGGCAGAATGCCCCTACCCCGATGTTGTAGGTTCCCGAGAGAAAGGCGAGATACGATTTGTCGGGAAGGGCATCCGGATTTTTCAGGCACTTGCGCATGCCAGCTTCGTGATCGACCAGACTATCGACGAGCATGGAGTCACACTGGCCCTTGCTGAACTTCATGCCCTTGTGCATGCCCTTGGTCTCGCCATAGCAGCCGGTCCAGACACCGATGATGTCCGGATAGGTGTAGAGCCTGAGCCCTTCCTTGCCGCCGACATAGCCCACCGCGACGGCACCAAGGGCCGTGACGCCAACCAGAGCATTTCGTATTCTACTTTTCATCTGAGATGCCTTTCTGTGCGATGAACCGGGCGAAGACCGCGCCGCCGACCGTGAGGAAGGACAGGACAGCAAACAGGCGCGGCGGGATTGGGAGAATGCCGTCAAGCAGCGGCAGAACGACTTCTGCACCGGACAGCAGACCGGCAAGCAGCATCAAGCGGATGCTCCACGCATAGCGAAGCACCGCGCGCCAGTTACGGACGGGTTTCATTGTGACTTCCTTGAGCTGCGTTGGCGGAACACTCTCGCGACAGTTGCAAGGTGCTTGGTTGCACGCGTTCGGCGAGTCGCTACGAATTGCTATGAAGCAACTTGCCTCTTTTGGTGGCAGACTCGGCGTGATTGGATGTGTCGTTGGTCGGTCGCCTTAGATTCCCGGGTCATGGAGACGGAAGCGCCACCGGTCGTATGCGGTGCTCTATGTGATCTTTCCAGAGTGCGGCCGTACCCCGGTGCTGAATCCACCGGTCGCTCTGCCGGGCTTCAAAAAGCCGTCCAGCTCGCATCCAATCAACGCTCCCTTGCCAATTGCGGTACGGTAGGCCGGGGTCTGTTGTAATTTCGCTACTTATGGCTGTGGTGTATCGCTGGCGTTGCCTGCTAGAAGTGCTCGACTGCGATTCACAGTGGGGGGACCAAGTGATCCGTCAATTGCTACTTTATACCTGCTGCCTCTGGGCAAACAGGGGTTATGGATATCACCTTGGGGACGTTATGGGCGCGATTTCGACAAATCAGCACAAACACTATGAACTCCGATATCGCTCTCATATCGATGGCCTAAGAGCCATCGCAGTGATGGGGGTTGTGCTTTACCACTTTGGATTGTCAGAACTGCCGGGCGGGTTCATCGGAGTCGACGTGTTTTTCGTTATCTCCGGTTTCCTGATATCCAAGTCGATCTTTCGTGATGTGACCCTCGGCCAGTTTTCTTTCGGCGATTTTTACGAAAGGCGAGCGCGGCGCATCCTTCCGGCGTTCTTCGTTGTGTCGGGTATTTCGGCAGTACTTGCATATTTTATTCTGTTCCCACAGGGACTTGTTGCGCTTTCAAAATCGCTGATCGCCGCCATGCTGTTCTCTGGAAACATCTATTTCTATGCGACATCTGACTACTTCTCTCCTGCCGCCACTCAGATTCCCTTGCTACATCTGTGGTCGCTTGGCGTCGAAGAACAGTTCTATTTTCTTTTTCCCATTTTCGTAATCGGGGTTCATAAATGGTTCCCGAAGTACTTGGGTTGGATCCTCGCTTCGCTAATTGTTGTATCAATAGTCAGCTCAGAACTGATGCTCGGAACAGACCCAGCTGCGGCCTTCTATCTTTTGCCGTTTCGAGCATTTGAACTTCTGATCGGCAGCTGGTTTGCCCTGCCGCAAACTAGATTCCCGATTGACCGCAGCGTCAGCAATCTTGCCGTCGCGACGGGGCTTTGTCTGATAATCGGCGGAATGTTGTTCACATCAGAAAAAATGCCTTTTCCCGGCGTTGCGGCTTTAGTCCCATGTGTTGGAACGGCTCTGGTCATTTGGGGCGGCGAGAAGGTCAATAGCATACCGTTGAAAATTCTAGGATCTAAGCCGATGGCGTTTCTAGGTGCGATCTCATATTCTCTGTATCTGATTCATTGGCCGATCGCCGTGTTTGGTAAAAATCTCTTTAGCGATGCCAACAGGTGGAACTATCTCATCGTGGGCGTGACTCTGTCGATTTCTCTTGCGTGGCTTTCATATCGATACGTTGAACAACCAGTGAGGCAAAGACAAGACATCCTTCCTAGAAGACGGTTACTGGTTGGCTCAGCCGCCTCTTTGCTGGTCTTTGTCTCGGTATTCATGGGTACGATCACGGCCCAAGGGTTTCCTGGTAGGATAACCGGTCAGATAAATCAGGTGTTGGCTTACTTGAAATATGACCCGACAGATATGTTCCAGATGGGAACATGCTTCATGAACCCGGAGCAGAGTGGACAGAACTACCTCACCGACACCTGCATTCCTAAGGGACGCCCTACCGTGGTGCTTTGGGGTGACAGCAGCATAGCGCAGTTCTATTCTGGCTTAAAGAAACCACTTAACGAACGAGGCTACCAAATTGGACAAATTACAAGTTCTGGTTGCGCTCCGACCATATCGGTCGATGTCCCTTCACGACCGAATTGCAATAGATTCAATGATTTCGCCATCTCCGAAATCATAAAGGTTCGGCCCGACATACTCGTATTAGGCGCCGTGTGGAGCCAAGAGAAAAATCAAATTGCCGGATTGGACAGAGCACTGAGAGTTCTACAGGAGAACAATATAAAGACCATTGTGTTCGGGCTAACACCTCGATTCAAACGAGCCGTTCCGACAATCATTGCCGAGCGTCTGAAGGATGGTTTAGATGGAACACTCTCAGGATCTGAATTAGAAACCGGTTTGTTCGCACACGAAGATTTTATGGCCTCCCATCTCAAAGACGGGTCGGTGAGGTACGTTTCAATTCTGAACAACATGTGCCCGGACCAACAGTGCCGCATAATGACCAATGGTGCGCCAATGCATTTCGATACGCTGCATCTCTCACAAGAGGGGGCGAACTATTATGGTATCCGACTTGTGGACCTCATTCTGAATTAAATCACCCTCCTAAAGCGTCGAAGCACTACAGAACTGATCGACTTGCTCGGCGCTGAAGCCTTGCCCGGCAATTCCTTGCTGAAGCATCTCGTCATCGCACCTGAAGGTGGCCGACTTATTAAATGCTATCTGCGCAGGTTTGCCATTTCCTTGATGTGAATTATGGATTCGGGTGCCGGAACCTTAGTCCGGAGTCACGGTTTAGTGCGGGTCGGAGAGACTGGCTTCCGTTGAGCTATCGCGGAGCGATCTGCTTGAACAGAGAGTTCAGGAACGTTGTTTCCTCAACTGCTGCTGGGTTTTTGAACACCGACCGGGCTACATCAAGCCAAATCTGTCGATCCAGTCTGCACCTCGCAAGTAGCGCCTCCATGGCATCAACGCTCAATTCCTTGGTAATATCGACGGTCTGGCCAACAGGACTTTGAGTCACGTTTAGTCGTGGAAGCTCGTAACTGAAGCCAATGAACCGGCCTATCTTGTCGTTGAGTCTCACGTCTTCAGTAAGACCTACAAGGCCAATTTTTCTAATGGCTGCTCTGGTTTCGCGAAGCAGTCTTGTATCGGAGGCTGGCTCGATAAAATTGTTGAGAGGGATGAGGGGATGCTTCCCCAGCAGCATTCTGACGATGACGTTGTCCGTCTGAGGTGAGACTTTCTTAGCCGTGAGAAATGACGCAAATGGCCCTGCTGCGAGGTCCAATTGCGATGCTCGCGTTCCCCACTTCCTGCGCTCGATGTTATCAACCGCGCGCCAGAACAGGTAAAGCGAAAGTAAGCGCGTTCGCGGTTCACGCAAAACAGTGAAGACCCGATGATGAGGGAATATTTTGTTGATCGTGGGTAGCGATAGATGACCCGAGACGGCTTGCCATTCAGGGTCAATCCTAGCGCCAGGAAGATGAATCAAACGCTTGCGGGTCGTGTCGTCCAGACTATCGAAATCGGTGAACTCACCGAACAGAACCTCATCGAACAGGCCCCACGCACTTTTAGTAAATTTGGAGTTTTCAAGTCCCAGTGAAACAGATGTGCCTGCTGATTTCGGGATATGCAAAAACGCAATCCGATTCGACGCGGCTGTTGATTTCCTCAATAAACGCCGAAGTACCCGCAACTTGCCCTCTAGCCCACGATCCCGCTATCACCACTGCGAGAAAAATACAACGAAAAACCACGAGTCGTGGATAAAGAGAGCGGGCTCTTCGTCTGTCAACGAGACAAAATTTTTTAACCTCAACTGGGTGTTACTGCCATGATCGAGATTCAGAGTAGTGTCCCTTCTCTCCGGCGGGCGTCGACTGCTTCTCGGGCCTGCAGGATGAGCTTTCTGGCCTCATTGGCGGCCCCCGCCATCCCAACCAAGCTCTCTGCGTACTTGTCAGCCGAGAACATTGTTTGTGCATATTGTCGGGCGGCACTGCCGATCTGCAGTCTATGCGCTTCGGAGGCATGTAGCGTCTCCAGGGCAGAACGTATGCCGTTCACCTCGTTATGAGGGTCCACCTTCATGACGCAGTCATCGGGAAGCTCGAAGTAAAAGCCGGTATCAGTCACAATGGTTGGCTTCCCATGCAGCATTGCCTCGATTGCAGTTGCCGATGCGCTTTCGAGAACCGGCCAGCGTAGGCAACTTACCACGTCTGCATCTTGCAGGTGTGACGCCAGTTCGTCGTCGTCCACATGGCCCAACAACTCTATTTCGACGCCTTCCTGCGCCGCCTGCTTTTCAAGGCGGTCTCGAGTCTTTTCCGTTACTGAACCTGCCATGCGGTAGACGGCACTTTTCCGCAAATGGGACGAGCCAATCGCCTTGATGACCGAATGCGAGCGCTTGTTTTCGTTGATGTGCCCGACCGTCAGTATGACGAACTTTTCGTTGTGGGGCGGGCGTGGTTCACGGGCATCACCCTTGTCATATGCCAGAGCAACCGTCGAGACAGGTCCAGCACACGACCTCAACACCCTGCTGATGTTCCATGCACTATGTGCAATTACTCCACTCGCCATCGCGCATATCCACTCGGTCATTGGCGATACCCAGCGCGTTCCCTCAATGAATGATTCTGCATCCGGATACTCAAAGAACTTGTCCGCTGCGTAATCGCTGTACCATGCGCGTAGAAGCCTTAGAGCTTCCGGAACCTGCTTCTCCCCCCATGAATGGAACAGCATTCCAAGGTAGTAATCGTGCAGGCAAACGATGCCCGGATTTTCCGGAAGCCACTCAAGGCAACCCTTGTGATACGGGTAGTGATTGCCGATCTGATATACAGCGAGCGAATCCGTAAGAACGGCTTCAACTTGCAGCGTGTTGTTCCATGCAATCAGCGGTGCGCCAAAGTCGTGTGCCGGAAGAGCGAGAAATTCCTCCATCTCGGCGCGCACGACAATGACCTCATGCCCTTTTGCAACCAGCGCCTTGGTGACAAGCGCTGTTGAGCGGCCAATGGCGGATTGTTTCAGTGCCGGTGTGAAAACAGCTATTTTCATGCAGCAACTCCTTGGCCGAGGGTGACGATTGCCATCACTTAGGCGCCGCCGGTCTTTCGTACAGCTTAAATGATTTCAACCCTAACGCGATGTTACGGGCGTCTCCCGGCGGGGAGATTGCATCGAGCATATGAAAGGTAATCTCACCACTCCTTGGCATTGCAGACGCCGGTATAGAGACAGAACGTTGGTTGCCTTGTTGTTGGGCCGAGAATACCCATTCCCCCACCTTCTGGCCCCCAACCACTACCTCGATGCGCTGTATCGGTGTAGCTTCCGACAAATATGCTGTTGCATCCACGTCAAGCACAAGGGCTCCTTTAGGAGCCTCGCTGAGGGGTAGAACAAGCACTGCTGTTGGACCATCGCTCCAGACGCCAAATTGTTCAACGGTACTCCACCCTTTGCGCAAGAATGGGCGGTCACCTCGAAGGTGGCGTATCTCAATGGTTTTCCCCAGCGAATAATTGACATCCGTATCAAGACAGGGGGCGCGGATGAATTCTGCGTTAATCCGCGGTGAACTGGACGCAATACATGCGCCGTCTGGCTTCGGCACACTGTCGGAATTTATGACGTAGTAGGAGAGCGGAGCTTCAGCCAAAACCTTCTCCGCACTGTAGCTCTCGGTCTTTTTTTGCCCGAGAATATCATAGTATCCGTTGAGCACCTGTGGCCCGAGGATCCTGACTGCTGCCGCCTTTTTTGGATAAGCAAGATCGCCAAGACTCAACGCAAAGTTTTCAAAAGGCAGCAAGTTCCTATCCAGGGAGACTGTACGCCCAACGGCATCTGCCGGGGCGTTGGAGACAATGAACTTCTGAGTTTCGACCAGCGGAGCGAGAGACCTGCCGGGAGTGGAAAAGATCACGGCGAAAGCCACGAATGCACCACACGCAACCACGATGCCATCCAATGCAGCATATTCCGATCGCTGCCTTCCGAGCCAAGAGGAGAACGTGTTGACAATTAGAACAGACGAGACCGCAGTACCCATCGTGACGACCGGAAAAACGTGTTTGGTGATGCCGTAACTCGATCCGAGCCCCAGTTTAAGCGCTAGGATTTGAGCGAGCGCCGCACCGAAAATGCCGCCAGCAGTTGTTACAAGGGCGATAGGACGGGCCACCCCTCGTAGATTGCCCCGCAAATAGAGGATGGCCAATACGGCAATTGGCAGGCTGCAAATTAGAAGTATCACCGGCACCTGATTGACCGGGACGTTGAGCATGATACCCCCCTGCCACGCCGCAATGGCCTTGATGAGTTGAAACGTTGGATGAAGTTCTATCGCAGCCGGGAGTGTAAACGCCAAGGCCGCGAGAAGACTGCCGTTTAGCAACGATGCCCTACGGTCCTTAGAGGTCAATCCTTTCAGGGTTGCGATCCCAAAGTATGCGAGAGTAGCGCAAGCGAACTGCATCGTGGCCATGGGGAACACCCATCCGAGACCAAACGTAATAGCGATGGCGGAAATCGCCAAAGGAACAGGAGCAACGTGCCCCGAGAAAAAAATTGCGATGAGTACAAGCACGAGAAAGAATGAGACGATCTGGGGATAGAAGAAGTTTTGGATAATTTCGCCTCCCACAAAAATGTTGAGGTGGTGGAAGGCCGCTATGACGAAAAGAAAAGTTGTGATCGCAGCGAGAGTCTCGATTGAACTCTTGAATCGGACAAGGTTCAAGAGCGCAACATAACTCCCAAAAACGCTTAGGAGGGATACCATTGTCATGCCTGTGACGGGCGAACCCGTTAGATATCCTGCCACAGCGCCGAGGGTGTGGGCCATCGGCGGGTAAAAACTCATCTCCTCAAGGTTCGGTAGGACTTCGGAAGGCCATGCGAAGTGTTGGCTGATATGCTGAAGGACTGCGTAGTGCAATCCAAAATCAGTCGAAACGGTGTAGGACTGACCACCCCAAAAAAAGATGACAAGTAAAGCTAATATTATTGTGACGGAAAAGGCTACGAGTTGCGAGCGCATGAAGCTTCCTGTATTAATAGGATACCCGTTAGATTGCCAGCCGTGGATTGTCTATAACTGGGTAACTGGATTCGCATGATAGAGCACGTTACCGCCGCTGCGCTGTTCTTTTGCACGCCCGTGTTTGCCGCTGACCTCACGGTCAAGGAGGCGCTTGCCGTACTAGAGGAAAGTGCCGACCGCTGTAAAAGCGGCCGGGATCTTTCGGCTGATGAAGTAAGGACTGCCAGAGAAAAATACGAAGCCGCACGGACAAGTTTGGGGTCGATGTGGCTTCACGAATGACGTCTCTGAGACAAATCTCCATCCCATTATAGCCTCGCGTTTGCGGTCCATGTTTCATTGTAACCACCTTGACCGGTCGCATTAGCTATCCTGTATGACTTGAAGGAATTGATGGTCGCGGGATTTGATGTAGGCGTAGACGGAAAACCTGCCGGCGTTCCCAAGTTGGTTTGGGCAATGGATGGTACGGCCCGCTTCATGACTTTAAAAGGGATTGTGACGGAATATACTCCACCACTAGTGACAAATGTGTCAATCGAGGCGTCACCACTTTCCCAATATCGCAAGCATTCAAGCAAATCATTGTCATATAACGTCGGCACATAGGGACGCGCGAAGGTTGCGTTTTCGCTGTTCAAGTACATATCGAAGTCGAAAAATTCATAAACAGCCGCCGCCGTACCAACCCCGTTCGTATTTGACGCTGTTGCAAAGACGCCGCCACCTGACCAACCGGCTGCGCCGACCAAACTAGATCCTGCTGCAAGCATAATGGTAAATTCCATTCCAAGTAGATTCGTCGGTTGCCATACCGCCGCAACGGTATCTCCGGGAATGACGAAAACCTGACGGGTGTCAGTGTTCGCTTGCGGTGCGGTGATTGTGAAGTTTGCAACAAAGCATCGCGTTGCCGCCGCATTTCGCAGCGCTATTGAATAAGTTCCTGCCGGTCCCTTGAACCCGAACACAATGTTAAATGGTCGTGCGGATGCCGTACCCAACTTTAGTGCGGCTAGTCGATAACCTTCGATGTTAGATCTGATAAGTGCATATTCACCGGCCGCAAGCGAAGTATCAGCCGTTGTGACAGTGATGCGGTAACGATACCCTGAACCAGCCGGTGTTACTGATGCAATCTGCTGTGAAGTAAGCACACCAGTCGATAAACCATAGATGGTGAAAAATTGTTCAGTAGCGTAATAACCGCCCGGCGCCGTACCAGCCGCACCCGCCGCGTTGAGGCTGACTTGCATCGAAGGATTCACGAACAAGTTCAGTTGAGCAACATTGCTCAAATTCACGGCTGGTATGCCACTATCTGCAATCACTTTGCCTGAGGCATCTAGCGTCGCAAGATTACCCGCGACAGCAGAAGCAGGGCCACTGACATCGCCAGAGCCACGAGCGGCAAGCAACTGCCATTGAGTGTTAACGGTGGTTGGTAGCGCTGGGGGAGCGTTACCGGTCGTGGACATAAGGGCGATCCAGGACGAGTTGTTGTAGAGCACAACATCGTCTTTGACGTAGGCAATCGCGCCGGAATAAGCGCCCTTGAAGGTGAAGCCTTTCCCCGCCGTGGCAAGGATAGTCCACCAGGTATTTACCGTGGTCGGCAGGCTTGGCGGCGCGTGATTGGTATTGTCGATCAGCGCGACCCAGGAAGAGCCCTGATAGCTGACAACGTCGCCCGCATTGTATGGAGTGACCAACGCCCAATTACCCTTTGACTGAAATGAGCCTGACGCCCCGGTCAAGAACGCGGGATCCGACCAATCCCCGGCCGTTGCGGTATTCTTGGCATAAAGAGCCGACCGACCATCGCCAATATCGGCGACCAGCACGGTGAAGCCAGCCGCCTGTAGATCATAGGTTGCGCGAGCAGCAAGCGTGTTGACGAACCTGTCGTACTCGGCACCGTTGGTGAATTCGAGCTTCTTTGCTACGCGGAAGGTGTTTGCCCCGGTGGCGACGATCAGATCGTCAACCTCGAACACGAGGTTCCCGATCGCCGTCAGAATGTCGCTTTCCGCCTGCGCTGCATCGAGCGATTGAATGATTTCCGACAAGCGCTGATTGTTCGCAAGGTTCTGGGATGCTTCAGATGGTACCAGCCACATTGTATAGGCAGCGCCGGCGGAGGTTGGACCAGCCCAATTGTCTTTGAGCAGTGCCGCACCCTCAGCAGAGACGCTTTCGACAAAGCCAAAGTTTGAACCGACGAACAGGATAGCTCCCACAGCATGGCGCAGCTGCCAAGCGGTCTCGACGCCTGTTATCACCTTTGAACCATTGGTGACCGTGATCGTGCCGTCCGAATAGAAATAGTCGGATAGTGCCATGGAGAGACCTCAATGGTTGCAACCTGTCTTGCAGGCAGAGAAAAGGGAACGGAGTTAGTTCTTTGTGGTCAGAACGCGGGCGAGGAGAGCGTCAATCTCTGCGGCGGTGTTGCAGCCATCAATGCGTGACTGAAGCGCCTGGCGGCGCTGTTCGACCGAAGCAACGGCATCCAATGATGCGGTGTGACGAGTGATGATCTCGCGGGCTTCCTGATCATCCGCGATGAGAGCGCTTGGCGTACCGGATAGATGCGCAAGAGCTGCTGTGTATTTCGCCGCATAAAGGACGTGCTTGTCACCGAGTATATGGTTTATCAGCGGCACAAAGAAGCGGTCAATGGAGGCCCTGCCCCGCAGTCGTTCCTTGTCAATCGACTTGCTGAACGTCATCTTCATTTCGCGACGATCTCCGCATCGAAATCCTGCACCGGCCAGCGGAACTCGATCTTGTAGCGCCCTGGCTCTTCCGCGGTGAAGTCAAGGCGTCCGCCTTTCACTTCGTAGGGCTCGCCATCCACATAGATCGTTACCGGATCCGGCAGGCCGATGATCGGCACGAAGTCTTTGCCGTCCGCACGGATTTCAGTCTTGACCAGCGGCGGGATCTTCGGACGCTCCGCAAGCTTGCCCTTCTTGTTGTGATAGTGCGTGAAAATCCCGACGTCCGGATGGACATAGCCCGGGACATGCATGCGGACATTGCCATCGGTATCGAGTTCATATTGACCGTCGTCGCGCAGGACGGGCTCTTCAGGATAAGGGATGGGCAAAATCTGGAACCATTCGCCCCTTGTCGTATCACTTTTTATCTGTGCTACGGCTTGCTCTGCGCCGACGCCGGAAGGCTCGCTTGTGACATGGACAATTTTGCCGTCCTTGTTGACCTGGTAAAGCATTCAAAACCCCAATCTGTAATCGAACACGAGATAGTCCACGGCATAATCGAACGCAGAGGAAAAACTCGTCATCTGCAAATACATGTGGTCCACATAGACATCGACGTCGAAGCGCGTGAAGCTGAAGGCGAAGTCGCCATAAGGCTGATGTGAACCGCCGAACCCCTTTTGTGGAACAAAGTTGCCCGGGCGCGACGTGCCGGCGCCCCCGTACAGTGACGTGATGACGAAGGGAACAACCGAGAACGTCTTGCCGAACAGAACAGTGTGATCGTCATCATCGCCGCCACTGCCGACGCTGCCGGCGTACTGGCCGCGAATGAAGCGGGCGGGGGTTCCTCTGTTCGCGCTGAAAAGAAGCTGTTCTTCGGTTGCTGTGAGGACGTCGAATCCCACCCGCGACAGATTGAATACCCCCGGAGAAAGCCCAATGCGTCTGGTCATGCATTCTTCCTCAAAACGGTTTTGGTGTCTTTGTCACCATGTAATAGCCCGTCGTAGAATTAGATGGCCAATCCGTGGTTCGTGCTTCTGAATAAGTCACTCGCCTGACCCGTCCAGACGTTGGTGAAAGATACTGAAAGACGAGTTCGTAGCGGTCGCAGCCAATCATGATGTACGGGATGAACCCCATGGCTGGCCAACCGATCGTAACCCATTCAGGATCACCGTCGTCGCCTCCATTTATAAAGAAGGATCCAGATTGCACGATCTGAAGCTGCTCTTGCTGCGTTGACCACATCATTTGAAACTTGGTCGCCGCGAAGACGTCTATGCCCGGTACCGAGACATATCCGCCCATGCCATGCGTCGGATGATTGCCGATAAGAAGCCGCCACACCATTATAGCGGCCCACGCAAGATCACATACCCGCCGATATAAGCGTCAAGCGAACCGTGGTATGGGAAAAACCTCAGGTAGCTTGTCGTGCATTCCGCATGCCATTGGTAGCCATTCGGACCATCGCTGTCCGTCGAACCCATCCAGAATTCGTTGGCACTCATTACCTTGAAGACCATGCAAAATGGCGCAGTCGGCAATGTTTCTCCGAACGGGATGTCTACTGGCACGGCAGGAGGGTCAACGCTTACAATCCCGGTCTTGTAGACGACGCCCGCGTCATTCCAAGAACTGTCAAACGCCAGATCCTCGACATTGAGCCCTGCCGACAAAACGTCCTTCAGCGGTTTCGAGATGCGGATGCGCGGGGCGCCGCCGCCAAGCGTGGGATAGGATCCGATAAGTGTGCGCGTTACCATGTTTTGATCAATCCGACATAAGGATGCGAACGTTGTCGAGATCGATCTGCAATTTGCCGTTGACAGACTGGATCATGCCGGCTGTGACCAGACCGATGTTCGCGACTGCCAGCTTGAGGACGCCGCCTGCATAGACAAACGGCAGGTTCTGCGTTGTCCCATCCCAGATGACAAACTGATCCGTCAGCATCAGGATCTTGCTCTTGAGCACGCCGCCGCCCGAGTCATAAACCTGAATGACCATCCCCGATTGAATGAACGCGGATGCGGTATTCGCCCGGGCGAGAATGTTGATCTGGGAAAGAACACCGGCAGGAGGCGGTATTTGGACCTTGAAGCTTATCAGCCCGCCGGCGGAGATATCGCCAACGCTGGCTTCGACATCGAGGAGGGCTTCCGCGAGGGCAGTTATATCGTCGCCCTGCCCGTCGACAACCGTGTTCAGTGTAAACAATGCCGTCGAAAGAGCATCATTGCCTGTGACGGGATCAGTGACCTTCGACTGAAGCAGCGTGGTACGCTCCGACATGGCGAAATTCTCTTCGACACGCTGGCGGCTTTCCTCAACGATGCTCGACATCGCATTGGCAACTGCCTTTGTAATTATCTTGCGATCGACGATGTTCTGGCCGGTTCCCGTTGCTGCATCGGTCGCAACACGCTCGATCTTGTCCTGGACGTGCTCAAGATCGTCGCGGAGCCCCTCCAGGACGTTGCGCATGTCATTCTGAACCGCCTGAAGCTCCACGATGATATCCTGCGAGCCGAGCAGCACATTCGGTGCAGTGACGGGAAGATCATCGCCCCATGGGAATTCTCGATTGGGTTCCGTTCCGATCCAGCGGGCATTGACGATATAAGGCTGGCTGGCAAGCACGAACTCGGAAATAACATGATCGCCCTTCGGCACATCCAGGGTTTGCCCCATATAATCGAAGGCAAGCGACGAGGATTTGCGGATGCGATACTGCACGCCGATTACTTCGTCCTGCTCTTCGCCGTTCCAGACCAGAAGGATGGCCGGGCGGCGTGACTTACCTGCGCTGTCAACCTGCGTATAGGGGAACACCTGAAAGTCCTGCACGTACTGTGGTGCGGGACGGATAGGATCGAGCGAGCCGATGACGGTCGGACGCTCATCAGTACCCGCGTTCCAGTCGTAGTCAGCCGGATCAACTTCGCGCACGGCAACACCCTGATTGCCATTATCGCCATCATCCATTGATTCGATCAGGAAATATTTGTCGTCAAAGCCGTTCCCTACACTGGACACAGAAATCGTGTCCAGCGGCTCGTATTCGTAGAGCTCGGGCGGTAACGTCCATTTCAACGTGCGAAACCGACGCTCCGTTTCGATCATGGCCTTGGATAGGCGCTGCACCTGGCGGGAGAAAGGCACATACGGGAAGGTAGCATCCGCCATGAGACGGCGGTTGTCGTCTTGCGCTTCGAGATCGGACCGATAGATCGGCGGAGCGTCCTTCGTTCCCCAGTTTTCTTCAGGCTCGGGATAGGTGGCATGGACGCCGTTATAGAGGCTTTCCAGACCGGGAAAGGGCGTGAAGTTCTGCCCTTCCGTCACCGCCACCGTTTCGTCATTCATGGCGTAGACCGGCATCGCAGCAGCACCGACGAGGATCTTGTAGATGCCACCAATCTCCGCGATGCGCGCGTTGCATGACTTGCGCAGTTCATCGATGATCTGCAAGGGTTCCTGATCGCAAGAGATCTCGGTACCGCAACGGTACTGCTTTTCCGTCGATCCATCGGCGTTGGTGATGAGACGATCGCATTCGTTCATTCCTGCAAACCAGTTACCGACTGGCAGCCGGCTCGCGATCATCTTCTGCAGTCCGTAGAACCATTCGCCGTCGTAATAGAGACCGCGCAGGATATTGTAGATGATGACGACAGGATTATCGGTCCATTCCCAAGTCGCCTGATTGTCCCAACGATGCGCGCCTGACCCGCCATTGGTCGAATCCTTGCGCGGATCGTAGAGGCGAGCACCGCGGATACCGAACCGACACTGAGGCACACCGGGCAACAGCTCGCGATTGACGCGAGCCGTGATCACCGCATAGGCGATGCCCTCGCCGATCATGTCATTTGACCAGGGCCGAACACTATCCGAATTGAACTTGTTGTAAAGGAAGCTGTCACCAACATTGGTGTGACCGTCGTGGAACCGAACCCAGAGGTAAGGCTGACCGTTGTCGATAAACTCATTGACCTTGTATCCAACCTGATCGGCACCATCGAGGCCTCCGGCGAAATCGATCTCGCATTTCTGGCCATTCACCCAAAGTATGTTGGACAAGGAGTCGACTGGAAAGTCAGACAGGCTGATGACCTGGGTCAGGTAGGCGTTCGGCGTCTTGCCCGCCTTGCCCGAGGTGTTGACGTATTCGAGCGTTCCGGCCGTCGCATAGGTACCGACTATGAACGACAGCGGGTTATCCCCGCCAATCTTCATCTGCCCATTGATGCCGGGAACCGTCTGCTTCTTCGTCAGTGCCTTGGTGAGGAGGCTTTTGCCAACCGACAGGGCAACAAAGATGCCGACCTTTACAATGGCCGCGCCAATGCCGCCGGCAGCAAGTGTAGAAGACAATCCAATGATGAGACCGCTGATCGGATCGGCAACGGCAATAGCGGTCGAGCTAAGAAAGATCGTCGCTGCATCGAACAGGATACCAAGCGTCTTTTTCATCAAGGGATCCTGAAGAGGCGGACTGCGCTCAAGGTGGGAACGGTCGTGATGCCGTCGGGCGCCAACACATAGGAGCGATCATTGTTGACGATACCGAGCGCAATGCCGGTACCGCCCTCGACCTGATAGGCAATGATGTCACCGGCTGCAGCTTGCGAGGGATGGTCGAGTTCGGTTAGCAACGCCGCGGCGAACTCGGCATGATCCTTATAGCCATCCTTCTTGATCAGCTTTAGTCCGCCCGCTGCTGACCTGTAGCGGCCACGATAGGGCTTGGCCAAATCTTCGCCGGTCATTGCCTCGATAGCGCCGCAGACGAACAGGGCGCAATCATGCTCACCCCACTTGAAGGGACGTGCGCGGCATTGCACCAGGTACGCCGTCAGGGACGGACGCCAGTAAGAAAGCTTGATCATGAATGATTATCCGCGGCGGTAGAGTTCGTTGATTTGCTTGACGGTCGTGCCGGCCGTGCTGCCCTTCTTTTCTCCCCACCAAAACGAGACATCGCCTGCGATGGTCGAATACTTGCGGAACCGATCACCGTTGCGCTGCTTCTGCGTTTCATCGGACCGCTTGCCCGGGTTGGTCTTGGTCAACTGCCTGGTGTGCGAAACGCAAGTGACGGAGATGCCGCCCTCGCCTCCGACTGCCGGGCGTTCGATCGGCGCTTCGTTGAAAAAGCCAATGAACCGCGGATGTGCCGGGCCAATCGGGAGCATGGTATCCTGGTCGAGCAAGACCCGATGTATTTCGACCGGAGCAAGGCGAGGATCATACAGGCGAAACGCGTCCTGCACTTCCGGGCTCAAATGGCTGAGAGAGACCGTCACGTTGCGAATTGAAAGATCCGACACAAGCGGGATGGGATTGACGCCAAGCAGCGAACCGAAGGCGAAGTAATCCCGGTTGATGATAGTTCCGGTGATGCTGGAAACGACAGGAATGTTCAGATTGTCGTAGCCATCCCAGAAGCCCATGCTTTCTTCGCCGCCGGTCGTGCGGTTCTTTGCGGTGATCCAGAACAGGTTGTGCCGAATGAAGGCCCTGCGGCTGCGCAGATAGTCGCGCGTGGCTGTATCGAGGTCTTTCATATCGTCTGTCTCGCCTGGAACGAAAGCGTCGTGGTCACTTCGGTATCGCTGCCCTCGTCAAAGGTCCCCGGCACGATCCGCATTTTGACCCCTGGCTTGATGACAGTGACGACGACATCGACGGCAACACCGACACGGAAATGCGGGCGCACCTCGAATACCGGAGTTACGCCTGTTCCGCTGGCGACAGAAGCCTCGACCACGCGATGCATTGCGCGGCGCACCGGGTTCGATCCGTAATCGAATGAAAGCAGATCGCCGACAGAGAATATCTGATTGGCCATCGCGTTCTTCAGCGAAAATGACTTGTTGTTTGCACCAAGCGAATTGATCTTGATGCCACCGGCCGGGATCGTAAGCCCTGCCCCGTCCGGATAGGCGATCGGGAAAATTCGGCGGGTATCGTAGAGGTAGAATGAATTGATGGACCCGTCCAAAGCCTCGATGAGAGCCTGCACTTCGGCAACCTCGTCATGCGAAGCCCTCATAGACACCGAACCGAGCCAAGCCGGAGGTGCTTTTTGGGCGGTCAGTATCTCACCGGAACCAAGCCCGGTCGTTTCCTGATTGTCATCGATCTTGAGCTTGCAGTCCTTGACGAGAACTTTGTCAAAGAATGCAGCGAGCGAGAGCGGATAAACGAGCGCCATTAGCTTATCCTACCCGGCGTGGATCGTCTTGGACTCGGGCTATGCTGCCCGGCAGTATATGACGGTCATAATGCTCGACGGTGGCTCCTGCTGCCTTCTGTGACACATCTTGCACATAGGCTTGCAGGTTTCCGTTCTTGTCGACGGATACGCCGACTGTGACGTGCACGCCCTGTGTCTGGTTGGAGTTGCCGGCGCTCGATATCGGTGCGTTTGAATTGCCGGCAACAAACCCGCCGTTGGCATAACCCTTGGCCCTGTTGTGCATGGCCTCCAGATTACCGACGCCGAGACGTGCCGTTGCCTTCTTGGAGAAGACAAACTCACCGCCATGAACGATGCCGGCAGCCTGATTTGCTGCACCGTTCCCGGTATAGCCGCCCGATGCGAACAGACCAGCGCCGGGTGTGACAGAAAACGCCGAGCCACCGCCAAGACCAAACAGGCTAAGGAGATTGAAGCCTCCTCCGCCGCCCGCACCGCTCGCACTGAACAACGCATCGACTAATTCGTTCTGAATTTTATCGGTGATCTTGTCGATGACGTTCATCGCGGCATTGCCGAACGATTTCCAGAAGCCTTCACCGTTCGCGAGACCCGACCGGATATCGGAGAGGAACCCGTTCGTCGCATCCTTGGCGAAGTCGAGTGATTCCTGCGCTTTCTTGGTCGCGGCTTCGGTCGATGCCATCGTTGCGGCAAGACCAGACAGCTCATTCTTTTGAGCTGCGGCAAGAGTGATGCCCTTTTGCTGCGCCTGATTGAGAAGATCCTGTTCGTAGCGGAGTTTGGCCGCTGCTTCCTCCGTAAGTCCTACAGCAGCCTGTTCGGCTTTCAACGAGGCGATACGGCGTTCTGCCCCGGCTACGATATCGGAATACTTCTCCGCATCTGTCTTGCCGCCGGACTTGCCGCCCTTCTTCCCCTTCTTCTCTTTCTCGTCAACTTCGGTGAGCGACTTCGAGAGTTCCTTCAGCTTGTCCGATGCCATTGAGGCACCGTTTGCAATGGCTGTGCCGAAGTTGCCGACATAGTCTGTGCCCTGGGCGGACTTCATCGCATCGGAAATCCCGGCATTCACGGAGTTTGCTGCACCCGCATAGGGATTGTCGACACCGCCAAACGAAATCTGTCCGATGTCCTTGAAGGAACCAATATCGACGCCGAACTTCGAAGCAAGACCGCCAGCGCTGTTGTAGAGGGAACCGATATAGGTATTCATCAGCCCAACAACCGAATTGATCATGGATTCAACGCCTTTGATCGTTGCGTTGACAGTCTGGTAAACGATATCGCCAATCGCGGCGGGCAACTGCTTCCATGTCGCTTTGATACCCTGATAGGCACCGACGAACGTTCCGATGATCACGTTCACCCCGTCTTTTGCAGCCTTGACGATATCGACGCCGAATACCTTGGTCAGTTCGTCACGGAAGATGTTCGCAGCGGCAACGGCAGCGGTAATGCCGAGGATGAAGGCAAGGCTCGGGTTGGCAGCGGCCATAGCGCCGGCAGCGATGACGGCAGCAACAGTGACGCGGCCAAGCAAGGCGATGACCTGAACGATACCGCCGATGATCGCAGGCGCATAGAGCAAGGCAAGCGCCGCAGCGGCACCGATCGCGTAAGGCGCAATGACCTGAAGGGAGTCGGCAAGCCCGACGAGAGCAGCCCCGAGCTTTGTCCAGTTGACGAGCTGCAGACCCGCAGCAACAGCAGCGACCAATCCAATGGTAGCAAGGCTGACCGGAGAAATAATCGAGAGGAAGGCCGAGCCGAGGTTCTTCAACGCTCCTGCCGCGCCCATCGGACCGAGCACGGCACCGATCTGGGTACCCTGTTGCAACGCGATCTGAAGCGGGTTCATCGACATAGCAGCGGAGACGCCGATATCCTGAAACTGTGCCGCAAGGTTTGCAACGTTGTGGTTCGCACCGACAAGCTGGCGACCGCTTGCGCTTACCGCAGTAGCATGGGCCTTCATCGCTCCTGATGCGCGCGCTGCCGCGGCAGCTTCGGCATTGAGAGCCGTGGCGTGGGCATTGGCAGCCTGAGACGCCATGGCACCGGCTCGGCTCGAAACTGGGCCTATGGCCTCGGTAGCGGCTTCGGCACGCTTGGCAGCACCAGTCAGCCGATCGAGGGCCTTTGCAGTCTGATCGACGCCGGATGCTTTGGCTTCAACCCCGAGTGATGCAATATCTGGCATGACTATCCTTTATTGCGTTCCACGACGCGCCGGCTCGATGCCGCGCTCCTGATCCGGAGCTTGGCTTCCTGTACATCCGCCGGTGTCGCCTGGCTTTCGCTTGGCTCGTGCTTGCCGGTCTTGTTGATGACCGCAAGGACCGCCTGATCCATGCGGCGGATTACGGATAATTCCCATGGATCGATGAGAGCGCCGGTCATCCGGCAGAACGCCTCGACCTCGAGGAAGCTGATCGGGTTGGCGCTGAAGCCGATTTCGCGGGAATTGTGCAGTTGAACGAACCAGTCCCAGATATAATCGGTATATTCCGGAGCTTCGGGCATCGGATCGTTCTTGCGGCGCGGGGTGAAGTGCGCCCTCGCGAAGCCGATCAGCTCTTCAGCGAGGGCTTCACGAAATGCGCGTCTTCATCCGCGGCTTTGTCGATCTGTTCGGAGATAAAGAAGTAATCCGGGTTGGAAATGACCTGCAACACGCTCTCCGGCGTGCATTCGACTGGCTTGCCACCGTTCGTCAGGTTCCATGAGATCACCGAAGCAGCCACGATCTCGTTGGTTTTCTCTTCGATCTCTTCGACCGTGCCGACCTTCTTGGGGTTTTTCTTCCCCTCGCGAATGGCGGCATTGGCAAGGCGGCGCTGAACGCGCTTCACCCGTTCCGAACGATAGGATGCTACCTTGATCACAAGGCCCGTCTTTTCGCCCGTAGATGGATGCAGGATGTCTAGGTCAAAGCCTTCTTCAAGTTTTGCGGCAATACCGTCGAACTGCGACAGTTCAAATGTCATGTGGAGTACTCCAGGGGAGAGGATGGCCGGCTGTAAAACCGGCCGTTGAAGCTTATGGAAGGAGAGCGGTATCGACGGTCAGGATCGGCGTTGAAATGCCGACATTGAAGGTCCGGCGAAGCACATTGTCGCCCGTCCCGATGTTCTTTCGGGCCGACATGACCAGACCGCGGAAGTAGTCCACGCTGTTCTCGTAGAGTTCGCTTGGTGCGTCCTCGTATTCGATCTTGAAGTTATAATTGAACTTCGTTTTTTCAGCCGCCCGCATGGCGATCTGACCGGGATCGAGAGGATCATCGCCGACAACCATGGCAATGGTACCGGCATCGCGAGCACCCTTGAGGTGACGGACGCGACCATCGCCAAGAGACTGGAACGTCACATCGGCAGACTCGTCGCCGACCTCGCCACCATCTTCGACTTCCTTGATCTCGACCCAGGTCAAGGCCTCGAATGCCGCGATAGCGCCTGCATCCGTGGTGTAGTCGATAGCGGTTGTCCCGCCGATATAATATTTCGCACCTGTTGCCGTGGTGATGGCCATCGGTTTTTCCTTTCACGATGAAAACCCCGGATCGGGGCGGGTTAGACCGGAGTGTCCGGGTTTCAGTTGAAGCTGCGATAAAGAATGGTGACGGGCACGCTGATCTTGTCAGGTTCAATCATCGGAGCGCCGACAGAGGGCTTCGTGTAGACCTTCACCTTGACACCCGAGCCGTGGAGGATTGTTCCCTTGGCGAAATGGGTGGCGACTAGCCCCGCGGTATTCGTTGGCTTGATGACGCCCTGCCCCGCTGGATAGATCGCCATGACCTGCAGAATGCCCTGATGCCTGGCAGTGGCATCATTGGCGAGCCCGAGGTTATCGGTCCGGTTCGGAATGAAATCGGCGCGAAGGTAAGCACCGGTCGGAGGTGTGAATGCCAAACCGGGATAGGCCACGGGCAAAACCGGCGATACCACCAATGAGGTAAGCCTGGTGAACAGCAGCTCGGCGATTGTGGCTTCAACAGTTGCGGCCATCGTGATAGTCCTTCCGGCAATGGCCGATAAACTCAGTGACGATCAAGCCTATGAAAGACTGCACACTGCCCTTCTCGCGCTCGGCAAGGAGGAAGGCCAAACCGTTCGCGGCGATACAAGCCTGAAGGCTGCCAAACAGGCGTTAGCCCTGCTTCAGATGGGTTTGCTGAAAGCAATGGATGAGAGCATCGACAAGAACGTTGCGATCAAAGACCCAAGCGACGTTTGAGCTCGTTCGCCTTCGCTTCCACGATACTGTCCCAGCGCTGCACGGCTGACCGGACAAAGGCGTCCGGTGCCTGACCATTCGAGCCATATTCCCGATGTCCGGCATAGGCAGCTGTATACCCGAAGTAGAGAGTGTCATTGACATCAGCGCCAAGGATGACCGCTTCGATTTGACCTTCATCATAGGAATAAGCCTTACCGCCTGTGGGTACTTTCCCGGAGGAGATCGTGGGCATCGATGCAGTCGAGGCCATCAATGATGCCCTGAGAAACCCGGTATCAACCCGCATCCGCCCGCCTGCGGCAACCGGCGTTTGCATTTCGGATACAACCTCTTGCACCGCTTCCTTGAAAATCGCTTCAACCGCGCCCGGGATCTTCTCGGCGAATGCTGCAACTTGGGCACTGAACGATAGCTTGGCCATCAGACTATTCCATACGTTCGAACGACCGAGGCGAGATAATCGACCTTGTATTCTAGATGGCAGCGGCAGCCCGATATTTCGTTTATAGGCGCATCCGGATCGCCGGGGTAACGCAGGCGTGCCCCTGACAAGCTTTGAAAAGCACCATCGAACCCGATCGCCTTGCCGTTCAGAACATGGTGTGTGTGTCGGACCCGGCCGTCACCGGCCGATCGCCATATCTTCTGCACATCGGAAACAGCGACCTTGCCGTTGTCGATCTGCTGACGCATGGCATTGTCGCGGGCAGTGCCTATCGCCATCATAGTCTCTGTCCGGGCGAACATTTCTCCGCGAAGCTGAAGCAGCCGGTCTGAATAGCGGCCGACCATGCGAGAGACGGTCTCGGCAGGAACTGGCTTGCCTTCGTTGATCGCCTTCAACACGGTGCCGTCAAAACGTTTGTCACGCCGCTGCCTTGTCAGATAGTTGCGCACAAGCGCGGTATCGCCCGAAAGTAGTTCGGCACGCGCCGAGGCAACGAAACGCTCCTGCGGTGCCGTCAGTCCTATTATGCCGCCTTCCCGCTTGCCGGTAACCCTGCTGACGCGTCCAATAACGTCGAGAGCGGTCGACCGAGGGTTCCTGCCCTCCGATAGACCTGTCTCAAGTGCCTGGCGAACCGCGACGCGTTGATCGTCAACGATACGTGTCACAAGTTGCGCCGAATGATCGCGCAAGAAGGCTTCGCCCTCGGGGTTACGGACGCCGAAACGGAAGATCACCCGATTGCCTTCCGGATCCTTCAGCTTGGGCAGGTTTTCGACAAAGCTGGTACCGCCTGAGTTGTAGGCATCCCGCAACGCCAGCTCCAGCGCGGTAAATGCCTCACCTTCCAGTTGTATGGCTTCAATCGCTCCTGTGATGTCGCCTTTCTCCAGGCGCTCGACCACTATGCGAAGGGTAATCTGCGATTTGATCGCGTCGATGCCTTGATAGAACGCTTCAACTAGTGTTGCGTCGTACTTGTCGAGCAGCTGCTCGAAGATACTGCGGTTGCTTGCCATCAGATGAACTTCTTAGGGATGGGAGCATATCTGAACATCGGTCTCTCCCATACAAAAGGCGGCCCACAAGGACCGCCTTTAGCTACTCAGAGTAGTGGACTAGATTTCAGAGGCGGAAGATCGCCAATGGGTACCAATATCCGTCATTGTGACGGCGGTAGCCGCGGCGCTGTTCGCGGTAACCACGGTGGCCGTTCCAGTAGCCACGACGATCGCGACGGGTCTCATACCGATCATGACGCCTATCATGACGATCCCAACGCTTCTTTCTCTCATTCCGATGTTCGTAGCGGCGTTTATCATTGTGCTGGACCTGCACAACGTTCGAAGCCACTGGAACCTGGGAGGCGAACGGCGTTGCCGATGCCGTACCAAGCGAGGTCAGGCCCATGAAGACGGCCATGATTCCTGCGATAAATGTAGAAACGATTTTTTTCATAGAAGCTCCTATTAACAATGCGCTGAGAGGTGCGCCTTTGACTGTTAACAGGGTATGAACAGATTTTTAGTTTCGGGCCTGCACCTCGTAATAGACAGTGGTTCCGGCCGGATTAAGCGGCATAACACGAACAAGTGAATGAGACACTCCGCCGATCATCAGTCTATCCGTGGTGACAGGAACAATCGCTAAGCCTTTGGCGGCAATGTAGGCATTCTTGTCGCTGGCCTTGATCAGAGTGCCGTCGATGTCCTTATTGTCAAACCGCAGCACCGCCAGCGTGCAAGGCGTCTTCTGGATCGTTGGTTCGCCCGGATCCCAGACAGGACCTCCGCCGGGTACATCGCGCCATATCTCGCCAGCCTGTCCGAACTTGTCGAGCAGACGCAGCGCAGTGGCTTGCGCGCGGGCATAATCGAACCTGGCCATCAGACCACCAGTGCCCAAGGGATATTTTGGCGAAGGAACTGCCAGAGCAGACCGTCAATGATCGTGACGACCGGAGTAGCGGCTGCGACAACGTCAGCCGATGATCTGCTCGAAACGGCATACTCGACTTCCAGCTCTCCGACTTTTTCCTTCTTGGCAATCGAATTGCCTGTGATGACTGGCGAAAGACTGCCTGGATTGATCAGTTCAAGGAAAGAGGCCTCGTAAGAAGCGTTGATTATTGGCTGAGGAACAACGTCAGATGGTATTTCCTGCCCGTAATAGGTCACAGCCCCAGTGCGCGGCCATGCGCGCTCTTGATTGTATCCACCCGTCCGTGTGCCTGAAAACTTGGGTTCATAACGATCAATCACGAGAGAGCCGCGCAACATTGCAGCTACGATCTGCGCATCGGTCGTTCCATCGGGAATGACATAGCCATGGTCCTCAGCATATTGCTGGAAACCTTCTTTTGTACCGTTAGCGGCCATTGTCATCTCCGGTCAAATGGGGGCGCCCGGCAGTTTCCCGCCGGGCAGATTGTTATGGTTGCGTAGCAAGCTCTTCCAAGGCGAGAATGATCTCGGCTTTGGTTGCAGGCGTTTTGTCACCAAGCAGCTTCGCGGCCTCGGACTTGAAGGTCATAAACTGACCGCCCTGAAGCGAGAGAACTTGCTCTGCGGTTTTTGGCTCATCGTCACCGCCGTTCCCGGCTTCCTGCTTCTTCTCTGCCTTTGCGCCTGAAACCTTCAGGTGACCGGCATTAAGCCAAGCAGCAACGACGGGATAATCTTTGACGGTGTCCCAATCCTTCTGCTGGACTTCGAGTGTGCCACCGTTGCCGGCGATGACCGGGCCGCCCGGAATGCCGAAACCTCCGGGGCGATTGTTTGTTATCGTGATCCTGGACATTTCAGTTCTCCTCAAATCCCGTCCAAATAACGGACGGCACCAGGTCGGCGGATTTCGACGCTGCCGAGGCGGAAAATGCCCGGAACTTCGAATTTTAGCAGCCGCTGCTCAGCCTGCAGCCAGCGCAGTGGCATCGGGATGTGGATTTTCACAACGTCTGGCGAGCGCCGATAGGCAGCCAAGCGATTCGTTCCTCCGGCCCCGGCAGTTTCCAGTCCGAACACTGCGCGGATTGTCAAAGGCAATCCAGTGCGTTGCGTGTAGATGTTCGCACGCTGAATATGTTCGAGCACCGTCGTCGTCATCGTTGCATCGAGGCGCTTCGTCGCGATCAGGGCATAGCGATCCTGGTCAAGGAGGAGTGTGTTCGCCTGCTCAATCCCATTCGAGGCGGTAAAGATAACACTGAGAACGCTGTTGACGTCGGCGAGGATCTCATCCGCCGTCTTCGTCATCCAGGTGGCTGTGCCGGAGGCGCCGTTCGCTGCGGTCAAAGCCGTGACGCTTGTGGCGTTAAGCAAGCCAGTCATGCCAAGCTTGGGGCGCCCCAAAAACGCGACATTGTCCACAAACAGTTCATACTTTCGGCGAGCGGCGTCGGCACGATCACTCTCCAACCGAATGCCGTAGGCCTGCGCGTGGGCAAGCTCCTGAAGATTGTACCGGTAACCAATACCAGCCATGAACACGCGGCTGTTGCCGCTATCGAGCTTGAAGTCAACGAATGGAATGTCATCGCCATCCGCAGAGACTTCACGAGCCTGACCGACGTCATCGCCCATTGAGAAGAAGTCGATTGCGGTGGTCCAGTCGGGTGCCGAGTTGTCGACGGGCACGAGCTCGCGGTACTGGAAATCAGGATACTGGCGAGCATAGATACCCGGCTCGATGTAGTTCTGCGCAGTGCGCAGGAAGTTTAGCGCCAGCGCGGGCGCGTCGGTGGTGAACATTCTCGTTTTCCTTACTTCGTGACGCCAAGGCGAAGACGTGCAAGCTGGTTGACACCAGACGTGACGCTTGCCCATTCGGCATTTTCAATGAGTTGGTTGGCAGCTGCGTTCGCAACGTTGGTGAAGCCGCCGGTCGGGGTCATGTAGACCGGATCGCCCTGAGCAACGGCGACGAGCGCAGTAACCCAGATAGAGCCATTCTTCATGACGCTGATCTGATCGGAAGGCTTGTAGACCTCGCCATTTGCAAAGGGCAGCGTACGATCAACAACAGCAACACCGGCAAACTTGCCGATCGCTGTTGGGAGCTTCACTGTATCCTCGACAGTATCGAACAGAACGCCGCTACCGAAAGGGATGTTGCCGGAAGTCGCATTGACGATCATCGAGATGATGTGATGCGGTTCTGTGGTCGCGATCATGCCGGGATAGCCCGCCGGAGTATCACGCGAATAGGATACGGTTGGGAAAGCCATTATGCGGACTCCTTCTTGCCCTGCCATGCGGCTGCATCGCGAGCGAGCATAGCTGCATAGGCATCATTGGAATTCTGCGCGCTGTCGTTGTTCTGGATGCCGTTCTGGACAACAGTGCGGAATGGATCGGCGACCTTCTTTGCATCTTCTGCAAGGATGTCGAAGCGAGCATCGATATAGGCCTCAGCCTTATCCTTCACTGCTTCATCGCCAAGCTTGGCAACAACGGTAGCCTTGCGGATTGCCGCATCGGTCAGGCCTTCCGTCTTCACATCCTTGGCGATTGCTTTCGCCACAGTGATCAGATCGGCGCGAGTCTGGACGCGCTTGTCGAGATCGGCATCGGAAAGCACCTTGGCTTTCGTCGCGTCAATCTCAGCGTCCTTCTTTGCGATTTCAGCATCCTTGGCAGCGAGGGCGCTCTGGTGTGCCTTCTCTGCGTCCGCAAGCTTGGTATTGGCATCAGCAAGCCGCGTCTGCAGCGTGCCGATCACCGTGGCGCCCTGATCGGTTACTTCAACCGGGATGCCATCGACGGTAACCGTCTTCAAGGTCATGATCTTTTCCTTCTCTGGTGTCTGATCATTGGTGATCGGGGCAGCGCCCCATACGCTCGCATCACCGATGCGAACCTGTGAACCGGCTCGACCGTGCTGCACGATGGCAACATGGTTGAGACGGATATTCTTCTGAATGGCGTCGTAAGCCTCGCCCGTTGGCGTGGTACCGGCAGTCCAATCGAGATCGCAGGTGTAACCGGCACTCAATTCCTGCTTGCCGCCTTCAATGGCGAGGATGGTCGTCTCGTCGCTGACCATGAGCGGGACGCGCATAAAGATGCCCTCGCCCGAGACTTCATCGCCGGTCTGGCCGATTGCAAACTCTTTCCAGTTCTTAGAGGTGACATGCCCGTCAGGATGATCGTTCGTGACAGGACGATGCGCAGCGCTTTTAAGCGTATCCTCGCTGAATACCTCAGAGCCCGGCCGGTAAACCCGCACCTCTGCCATGTCGGGCTTACCGACTTCCCAGCCAAGATAGTTCTGGATACCCGTGCGAGCGATGCGAGCGTCAGCAACAAGGTAGCCGTCATCGCGCCGGCGGGTTCCCGCGACGGTTACAGTGTCTGTGAATTGCATTGTTTTAACCCTTTGTTGGTAACAATTTCGTCCATCAACGGAGCGGTGAAATGGCACAAGAGTCTGATTTTCAACTTCAAAACTCTGCGCAAGCGATCGAGTTTGGCCGAGAGTCTGTGCGCCTTGGGGTAACTATCAATGGAGGAGCTGCGGTAGCCGTAATCGGTTTTCTTGGCTCAAAGGATGCCGTTCAGAATCCATCGATGATACAAGACGCTCTGAAGTGGTTTTGTCTCGGCGTTGTTTTGTCTTTCTTAGCGTCAATGATGGGCTACATTGCGCAAACGATGTTCGCAGTGCACAACTCCAAACGGGTCAGCGGCCAGCCATCGAGCGACAAATGGGCAATAATTGTCTCGCTGCTTGGTATTTCATTGGTGACTGGCTCGGTAGCAGGTTTCGTAAGAGGCATTTATGTCGCCGGTCAGGCGATATTCTGATTAGCGTTCGGAGTGATGGCTGCTGAAATTTCAGCGGCATCCGGTTCTTGCTCAGCCAATTTGCCGTACTCGTCAATGAACCCATCGAGCCCGGGCAAACTGCCATCCCCGGTGAACGTATTCACCAAGGCGTCAGACAGGGCCTCACGAGTGATGATCTCCTGCCCTGACGTTGAGCCGATCAGCGCTCGGGCTGCATCCGACTTCGTCTTGAAGATGTCGGCACGTTCCTTTTCGGACATCTGCTCAAGCGGTGCCCATTCGAAATAGATCGCCTCATCCCGGGTCCCGGTGGCAGAGCGAATGATGCACTCGTCGAGGCGTGCCATGGCTGGCGTCAGTTCGAGCTCCTGGATGGACTGGATGCGATCATGGTAATTCTTCATGTCGCTTGTTCCCGTAGCATTCATCCCGGCTGGTGACTGACCCAGAAGACGCGTAACCGGAATATCAGCGGCGCCTGATACGATCTGCATGAAGGCCATCAGAATATCAGTCAAACCGACGAGTTGCGCGCTTTTGCTCTCATATTCTTCCTCGGCGTCGAGGATCAGCGTACCGTTAATGCCTTTGATCGTGTTCGCCAGCGTGTAGCGCTGAAGAATGGCGTTCTCGTATTCCTTGTTGCCGATGTTCTCCGTAAAGCCCGGTATCTTGATGATATCGATTTTGGCTTCGAAGATGAGGCTGGCAATGTTTCCGGCCGTGCTGTCGGCATTCTTGATTGCGTCGAGAGTGGCAGTCAGGATGCTCTCGCCCCAGCCTTGCGTCATGCCGCTGATGTCTTCATCAGGTGCCATTGCGCCATTGAACAGCACCAGGCGCGATGGATGGATGATCAGTTGCTTACCGTTCACGCCAATCAGGTAATAATTCGCGGGCTTGTTGAACCATTCGGATTCAGGATCGCGGTCGATCGTTCCAGCCTTAAGTTGGCGGCGCGTCAGGACGGTCAAATACTTCACGCCACCCTTGCCGACCTTTTCCACGTCGATGGGTTGCGCAAGGTCGCCTTCGCCCGTTCCAATCAGAAGCGCAGCGCCACCAAACAATCGGCCCTTCTTCGATGCCTCCAGGATCTTGCCCTTGACGTTGAGCCGCTTTTCTTCCTTTTCGATCAGTTCGATGACCTTGTCATCAGCCTGCCAGTCGCGCCACTTGCGGCAGCTATCGAGCGCTGGAATGTCGATGATCTTCCGTGGCAACCACGAGCCACGATACGCAGCAACGATCTGGTCATCAGTTAGTACGGGCTGCGTATAGAAAACAGTCGCCGCCTTGTCGCGCTCGGTGCCAAGCCGGGAAACAAAGCTGACCAGGCTATCGCGAGCCATAGTGATCACATTTCCCATGACGGTCCTAACTGATGTGTGCGAGCGTGAAAGTGTGCGAAGTACGAGGCCCGTTGGCCATTACAAATGCGTCGGCAAGGTTCGGAGACGGGATATCCCGCTTATCCAGATCCTTCTTGCTCTCCACCTTTGATTTGCCGCTGTTGTCGTAGTCCTTGCGAGGCGTCGAAAGCTCATCGATGAGCTTGTCGAGGTGATCGCACTCGCTGGAGATCGCGATCAGATCGTCCGGTTGGAAGTGCTCGCCCTTTTCTACTGCATTGAAGGTATTGCGGAACCGGCGGGAAACCTCCCACCACGATTGCGCTTTGATGTTGGCGTAGAAATCCTTGTTCGGGGGCGACTTCGGATCCTTCGGATCGATACGACGCTCCGGATTGAGAACTGCGCCGCCGGCATTGAACCTGAAATACGGTATCTTGACCTTGTGCTCTTGGTTGAGCGCTTGGAAATGCGCGCCGGCAAAAGCGCCAACACCAATGCTGTCGTAGTCGATCGAGGCGTCAAGCATTCGAGCAATGGCATGCACCCTGCCCGCTGATTTCAGCAGTTCATCCTCTTTGGCCTTCCACTCATCGACATGGGTGGTGAGGAGGCCGTGCGTTGCAACGGTGGCGCATTTGTCATCGCCGCTGTCGGCAACGTCGAAGCCAATTCGTTTGGCACCAGTCGGCTCGATACCGAGTTTCTTGTGCGCATCTACGGATGCAAGGATCCATGAACGCTTGATGATAACGGCATCATCGTCAGTGAGCGGCTCGCCCAGGTAGATGTGCCGAAACTCTTCCTCATCCTCTTTCCGCTTCGCCTCGATAACTTTGAGGATCGTCGAGGACAGGAACGGGTTGTCGACGTAGTTGATCTGCTTCTTGATCGTGTCCGGCGGCGTGTTCGATATGAACCGGCGATAGACGAAGTCAGTCACCAGGCGCGGATTGAAGATAATCCAGAACTGGGAGCCTTCCTTGCGCAGTGTCGGCTCAAGGATGTCCCACTGCTCTTGCGTGAGGTTGTGCGCTTCCTCGATCCAACAGATGTCGATGCCTTCGAGCGACTTGATTTCATCAATGTGGCGCCAAAGGCCGTAGAACATGAACTCCGAGCCGGTCAGCTTATGCTTGATCGAATTCTCGGTAATGATGAACTGATTGCTGAGCCCGAAACGCCCGATCTGGATTTTCAGCAGCGTGTAGACCGATTCCGCGATCTTATTCTGGAACTGGCGAGCACAAAGGACACGGATCCTGCATTGGGTGGCAAGGAAAACTGCAAACCCTGCAGCATCCCATGATTTCGAACTTGAGCGTCCACCATACAGAACCCGGTTGCGAGCCGGTGTCAGCCAGAAGTCACGAAGAACCGGGTTTAATGTTGCCGTAGAAGTCTGCAAGTGTCCGAACCTCTATGGCACCACCGTCCGCGCCAACCAGGGCGCGCCGGTTCGTAAAGCTGTCCCCGACTTCTTTGGCAGCCTGTTCCATCAGATTGGCAGCAAGAACCATGTTTCCTTGGTTCTCCGCCTTCTCTGCCATGCGCTGGAGGGCCCGGAGCCGAACCGCGCGATGAGAAATGGCAATCGTTGCCGTATCCTCGAGGAAGGTCTTGCGCGTCTCTTCGAACAGCGCTTTCCACTTCTCCGCGAGTTTGCTGCCCGCCTTCTTGCTCGGGTCGTAACCCTCAACCGACTGGCGAGTGATCGTTTCCCCGAATTCCTTCCTGACTGCATCGACAACAACAGAAGGTGTGTCGAAGCATGCGAGGCTCTGCACGATGAAGGTTTGCACGTGCTGACTGAGTTTTCCTTTCGCCATGATTTGTCAGGCTCCGGTCAGGAATTACGCAGCACGCAGCTGGCAGGTACCGCATGCATGAGCGATACGGACATTGGCGATCTCTGGTCCTGCATTGGCAGCATCAACGAGTGCGCGGACATGTGAAGCATCTGCCCCATAGCGACGGACAACACCGATGAACTCCTCGACGTCATGGCCTTTCAGGGTATATGCCGGCAGGCCTGTCGACTTGCGGAACTTCGGTGCGCCGAACGGGTCAGTCTCTTGTGCGGCGTGATAGAGCTCATGCTCGACCAATGCGCAGAATTCAGCATCAGAACATGTCGTGGCGTAGTCGGCATCGATCGTAATGATGAAATCCGGTACATGGCCGAACCATTGCACGATCTGCATTTCGGCTCGGGCCTTGCCCCACTTGCCCATCATGCCGGAGGGTTGTCCCTCTTCACACTGACCAATGATGCGTCGTCCTTTGCGGCTGTTGCTGACATTGGTCCAGAGCATGCCTATCGAGGCAGACTGCAAGTGGAAGTGATCCGGGTTGAAAAGCTTGCCATCATCCTCGATAAACGTCGCTCTTGACCACTCAACCAGTTCGGGTGCCGGAGCGAAGCTTACCCTGGCATCAAGACAAGTGATGCTTTCTGGCGGCATGGGACGGGACATAAACATGATTGAGCCCTTGCCATCAAATTCCACAAGGTTACCGGTAGTGCAACTAAGTGAGAAGATTAGTCGAGATGAGTTCTAAGCGAAAACCGAACACTAACGCAGCGGTCCGCAGTTGGGTTCTAACCATAGATGAAGATCGCCGCCCAGTCGTGAAACAATTCAGGACCGAAGCCGAAGCTTCAAAATTCTCTCGAAAAGAGCGCTTGCGGCTCACCCGCGAAGCCCAAAACGCCAAGGGCAATTGACTATAAGGGACGACATTGCAAAGTGCGCGTAAGGAGCATACATCGAAGAGCTAGCGCACTCTCCTCCTCTTCCTCCCATTGAGGCGCGCTTAGCTCCCCCTCCACTCGGCCGGGCGCAAGTCCGGCTGTTTTTTGTCCGTCAGACAATTTTCGCCCAACTAAGCCGCCGATTCGAGCGATAATAGCATCTGAATGAACGTGTCACCGGTCGCTTTCACGCCGATGTAGTTGCCGCGATGCTCCTGCCATGTCGCCAGCATCAGACCGTGTTCCTTGTGAGTGACAAGGATGGGATCAGAACGCAGTGCATCGAAACATCGCGATCTGAGGTTGTAAATTGCTGACAATGCACTACGTTGGCGTCGGCAAACCAACGACCCCTCGGTTTGCTCCCCTTAGGCCGGACTTACACAGTCCGGCTTTTTCTTTGAGCCATCGGAGCTGTGCGAACTCCTGATCGCCGGTCATCTTGTAGATCGCGGCTTCTGACAAATGGTCTCTCGGGTTCTCGCCTACCGACAGGAGCCACAGGCACTGGACCGTGATCGCTTCCACCTCAGTCGGATCGAATTGGTAGAAGTTGTTCCCCGTTATCTCGACATCGTTGCAGCGTTGAATGTGATGCACCAACTCGTGCACGAGCACACTCTGGTCGAACAGATTGCCGTCGCGCAACTGGCGCAGTGCTATGAGCGGAGCGCGCAACCACGACCAGCGTATCTGCCCCAGGCATTCCAGATCGGGCTCGACCCGTATCTCGGGCAGATCATCTGGACATTCGTATCCAAGCAGATCGGCGGCGTAGACCATCATCTCGCGAGCATGACCGAGGTCCATGGCGGTTTTCCGTACACGTTTATTTTCTTTTCCGTACACGAATATTCTTGACCCGAAATCAATTTCCGTGTACGAATAATCTATGAAAATCACTTTCGACCCACCGAAGCAGCAGAAAAACCTCAACGAGCGGGGCTATGACTTTGCTGATCTCGATCTTGAGTTCTTCGCGGGTTCGGTCGTAATCCCGGCCAAGGAAGGCCGTTACAAGGCCATTGGCCTGTTTCGTGGTCAAATCCTTGCGGTGATCTTCAAGCCCCTTGGCACCGAGGCGATTTCGGTCATTTCAATGCGTCGTGCCAGCAAGAAGGAAAGGACACTCTTATGAGCATCAAGTACACAAAGCCTCTCCCCGATAAGGAGGAAGCCGAGATCCAGAAGCAGATCGCCGCTGATCCAGATGATAGCGACGCGACGGATGCAGAGATCGCCCAGGCTAAACCCTTCAAGGAAGCCCTGCCTGAACTGTATGCCAGCATTCAGCGTACGCGCGGCCGGCCTAGGTCAGAGGCACCGAAAGAGGCAGTAACCCTGCGGCTGGATCCTGCTACCCTTGAGCGGTTTAAGGCTACCGGTGAAAACTGGCGAGCCAAGATGAGCGAAGTGCTTGACCACGCGAAGTTATAGAAAAACCCCGCACTAAGCGGAACTGGTTGGCATCACCCGCAGAGCGGATGACGAGTGCAAAGACCTTCTTGGGCCATGCATCGTTGGACAGGACGGACGGCGCCTGCAACGAACCTCGCGATGCGCTCCGGTATTCACCACGCTACGGCATGCAGAATTTCACCGTGTCACCGTCTAACTGCTTGCAAAACTTAAATTTTTGTAATGCGGGAACGTAGGTCAACCTCGGGTGGTTCTTCATTCGTCACTTCACCAGAGGTAGAAAATGAAAAAGATATTCCTTGCTGCTGCTATCACAATCACATCCCTAGCTGGATTGAGTGCTCCGTCGCTCGCCGCCAGTACCACTGTTGTCGTCAAGCGTGTCGACCATCACCGTCCTATGGCACGAACGATGTACCGTCATCGCGACTGTTATGTTAAAACAGTCAAGCACCGCGACCATGGTAGGGTCGTAGTGCGTAAAACTCGAGTTTGCCGATAATCCATGTGTTGCCCCGGCACTTAAAACGCCGGGGCCATTTGGTTGCGGTAGGTCGGATTCGAACCGACGATCTTCTGGTTTGCTTATGAGCCCGACGAGATGACCACTTCTCCACTCCGCGCATAAGGGTTGACGCTACTCCGGTACACATAAAGAATGTCCCCATGGTCAAGTTTGCAGCGCGAATTTTTGAAAGCGAAAGAGTACACGTGGATGGGCAGCAGTTTATCGACTGCGAGTTCAAGAACTGCTCCATGGTGTTCAGCGGAGGAGCGCTACCTGGGTTTCTTGAGTGCCACTTCGAGGGATGTCAGTGGCAACTGGAAGCGGCGGCATCCAGGACGGTGCAGTATCTCCAAATACTCAATCGCAGCGGTAGCAAGAACTTGGTGGATGGAATTATCCGTACGATTCAGAGCTGAGTTTGATGGCGGCAATTATCCCCTGTAATGGGCTCGAAAGGGCACGACCATGCAGTCAATGATTATCCGAAGGCTAGGACCAAACGACGAAATCGCTCTCCGCGAGATGAACGCCATGTTCGCCCGGGCTTTTGGTGATCCGAATGCCTACACGGGTGAACCACCCACCGCAGACTACATTGCAAATCTGCTTTCGATGGATCACGTCATTGCTCTGGTCTGCATGCAAGATAACCAGGTCGTTGGCGGCTTGGTCGCCTATGAGCTTCAGAAATTTGAACGCCAGCGCCGAGAGATTTATATCTATGATCTAGCTGTGGATGAAACGCATCGCCGCAGGGGCATAGCAACCTCTCTCATCGAACATCTTCGCAAGATCGCCCGCGACCGCGGTGCCTGGGTAATCTATGTGCAGGCAGACTACGGAGATGACCCGGCGGTAACCCTCTACACAAAGATGGGCAGCCGTGAGGATGTCATGCACTTCGATATTCCCGTATCAGCTTAGGAGGCAAAGCAAAACGGAGGCTTTCAACCCTACAGCTAAGAGGTCGGAGCGGCTTTTATCGTAGCCAATCGGTTCCGGTAGGTCGGATTCGAACCGACAGTCTTCGAGTTATGAGCCCGACGAGATGACCACTTCTCCACTCCGCAGGGAACAAAAATAGCCGTGTTCAGTTGAGGCAAAAATCGTGGAGAAGCGGAGGGCAACGCAGATGGCAGACGACAAATCCATAAGAGACAACCGCGACCGTTCAAAAGTTTCAGCCCATCAAGAGTACGAGATCAACTACCTCATGACGAAGTATGACATTAGCCGAAACAAGGTCATGGAGCTGATCGCCAAACATGCAGGTAACCGGAAGAACATCGAGCGCGAATTAAACTCCATCGACCTCTGAATTTGGTGAATAGCTTTCCATGGAGGGGAAGCGGTGAAGCTCACGGGACAATAAACCTCCATTTGCCGCAAGCCATCTGCTTGGGCTGGGTTTGACCGGCGAGTATTCCCTGTCCAAAGGTCCGCACTGAACATCAAATCATCCTGCATGCGCGTATAAACTGATTTGCGTCCTACATAAAAGGATTATTTTCAAGAAATTGGGGATAATTGCCTCTTGCTACGCAGGCTGCAGTTGTCTTGCATCAAACTCGACTGGAGTCATCCGGCCGAACAATTGCATCAAAGCCTTGACTTTGCCTGCCTTGGTGACCTCTTCGACGATCCCGCAATGTTGGGTGAAGGGGTTTCCTATGTCTACGACGATGACGCTTTGGCCTGAAGGAAACTGACGAGCCGTGTTTTCCTTCTCCGTTGCCAGTTCTTCCTTCCGATGGATGCGAGCGGCTCTAGTATCGTCAAAGTCCATGTCGATTTCAGCCACGTAGATATCTTGGACGCTCTTGCCAGAAATGCGGATCGGACGGCCATCAACTCCGAGAATGCCTTCTACTCCATCGCAATTTCGGACCTGATAGAAATCCGGATTGCCGACGAACAGATACCGAGGCATTAGAGCCTCTTCCTTCACCACATAGACCTTCGTGCGCCGATGCTGAACTTCGACCCTGCGACGCGGGTAATACGTGTCGTAGCCAGCCTTGCGAATGTTATAGAAAGCCTTGTCTTCACCCTTCACGGTAGTCCGCACCACATACCAGTGCTTGTCTTTGTCGATGCCGGATTTCATGTTCTGTCCTGTCCGTTGAAGGTGTGGGGCACCGCTTCCCCGTCATGCTGCTTTGAGAATGATCGATCGCCGCTGATGGGGCTCTATCTCGACATAGCCACGCGCCTGGAGCCGGTGGAGCATGTAGAACGCTGCGGTGGATGAGCAGCCCAGCGCCTCAGCGGCTTCCTTGTAAGTCGGGGGCACACCATGTTCCTGCTGGTGGGCCTTGAGAACGTCCAACGCCTGCTGTTGCCTATCGGTCAGCCTCTTGGGCTTCGGATCAAACTGGCGGACGATCTCGCGAGCCAATGCCGGGCTTGCTGCAATCAGCCTTTTGGCCCGTTCCTGTATTTCATCGTTCTCAAACATCACGCTTACTCCTACTGAATAACCACCTGCCCCGGCTTCACGCCGGCGCGGGCCATGATTTCCCGCATCTGTTTCCGATACCGAACTTCGTCACAGAGCTGCGCTGTTGACGGGCAATAGGCCTTGTTGACCTCCTTGACTTCGCCCTGTCGAAACCGCTCTACCGCTGCCAGCACGTCCACACATTCGAAGTCCTCGACCGCGTCGAGGTAGGCGCGAAGCTGAAGGTCAGGATCGGACATAGGCGATTGCGGGAAGCTCCCGAACAGTTTGGTCAATGACTTTGTCGCCTCGATCTTCTCCGAGTTGTTCATTTTCCTTGAGCTCCTGAATGAGTGAACGTGCTGCATCTGTTGATTTCCGAAGGTGGACAAATCCATTCGGTTTTCGCGCGCTTGCGCCCTCTGAAAAACTGGTAGGTTTTTCTATGGGATTGGGTTCTGGGTTATGGGGGCTTTCGTTTCGCTTATCGTTTGGGTTTCCATTTTGAAAACCGTTCGCTTGATCTAAGCGATTGTTTATGTTGGCTTTGGGTCTGCCTCCACGTGCACCGTTGGCCGCATTCTTGTTGCGTTTTTCGCTCACATAATCCCATTCTTTTTTGAGGCGTTTCTGCGTGAGAAAATTACCGTCCACGGTAAGAAAGGGCATGAGCCGCTTCCGCATCTTGCGCCACGATTTGATGTCGAGACCGACGATGCGCGCGATGTCGCGATCGTCATCCGGCACCGTTCCGTTGCGGCGCCACATGGCCATGAGCAGCAAGAAGTAAGCTCCATGCTCTTCGGTGCTGAGATGCGTCGTGTCAGCCAGATAGGCATCTGGAAACACTGGCATTGCGGGAGCGGAACTCATGCGGCACCTCGGACCCGCTCAGATGCAGCGGCATAATCAGACACAGCCTGTTTCAGGACGGCGAGCTCGCGCCATTTTGCCTCGATTTCGTGGTCGGGGCGCTTACGCCTGCCTTCTGAGAATTCCTGAAGCCACGTCGCTTTCCCAATGACGAGCTTGTTAAGTTCTTCGGCCATCTCGTTGTTTGGAATGCGCTCCGTCATGCGGCCACTCCAAATTTACCGGCTTCTTTGCCCCATGCGGTCCAGCCCGGACGATTCGTGCGTGAAAAAAGATCGATACGATGAGCACGAGGCATCAACCGCTCTGCTTCGAAGTAGGCTTCCTCGGGCTTGCGGGAATGCTCACGCGCCTTGCCGTGAATGACTGATCGGGTTGATTTCGTGAGCTTTGGTTCACCTCGTTTGGCAATGATGAAGGGCTCATGAGAACCTCGAAGGCCATAGCCAGTGCCGAAGGAGACCTTGCCGTGCTTGGTCATCTTCACCCACACGCCCTCGGTGCAATATTCGAATCCCCATGCTTTAACCGTGGTGAGCTGCTGCGGGAGCATTGGAGCGGTGCACCAAAGCCAAAGCACGCAACTCGGTGCAGCGAGATCCCTGACAGGCATAGCGTTGATTTCATCCAGCGCCATGGTGTCGTAGTGCGCCTGCGCGCTCTCACCCTCGCCTTTCTCTGATCGAACGATAAACCTCCATGGCGGATCCGCCATGATGAAGTCAAAGCTATGTGGGTTGATTCCTTTGAACGGCCAGTCAAACAGGTGCATCAAATCCCCCGAATGAAGAACAGAGGGACGATCATCCAAGCGAGGGCGACGAGTGCCAGGCACACGCCGATCGCGATGCTCAAAGGGCTGATGGTGTCATTGTGATTGTCGTTCATTCTGCAGCCTCACGATATTCGATGAGGTCAGAGCAATTGGCACCGACAAGCGCAGCGGCCATTGGAGGCGAAACGGAATTGCCGCAACATCCGATCTGGTCACTCTTCGATAGAGGCTTGCCGTTATAGATCGGGCCAATGATGTAGTTCGCTGGAAAGCCCTGTGCGCCGAACAACTCGCGCGGGGTGAGCATCCGCATTCCGATATCGACAATCGTGTAAAGGTCGCCACCGATCCTGACGGTGACGAACTCGCGCTCATCCCAGAAACCATGCTCTCGCATGAAGTCGGCAACAGCGCGCGCCAGGCTGAACTGGGCGTCAGTAAGCGGCGGCGTTGCAACTTCACCCTCGACGAAGGCGAAACGATCCTTCATCGTCACGGTATGGGCAGGTTCATCGACACGAGCACCATCGCCGGTGCCGTAGTATTTGGTCATGAATGGGGTCACGAGTGCCGAATGCCGTCCGCCGGCAAGGACCGTCGGGTGTGGTTCGTCTAGGTCGCTATCACGCCTGTCTGATCCCTTGAGGCTCATGAGAGAGGCCGCGATGACGCCTTGTTGCGAACCCGTTTGCGTGACGGTTGACAATGGCTCGTCCATTGCGCGGCCGGGATTGACACCGCCGTCGCGTCGGCTGTCATTGTTGTGCTGCGCTACGAAGGCGGACACAAGGGCAGACTTGCCGCCGCCGCCAGCCGTCACTGTTGCGGATGGTTCACCAACATCGTGTCCGATGCTCTCACCGAACTGACGTGCAACAAAAGCGGTGGCGACACAAACGTCCGCCTTTGCTGTAATCGTCGCCATTGGTTCATCGCCACCGCGCGGACGACTTTGACCAACTCGTCCACCACATCCGACGAGCGTAGGTACGATCACTGCGTTCTGATCTTTCTTGCTCGCAGTGATGGTATGGTGGGGATCTTCGACGGAACGATTAAACCCTCCGTGTTGTCCTGCGGTCAATACCGGCGCAATTATACCTACCGGCGCGGCACCGCCTGGCCTCTTGATAAAGCTATTCGCGGTCACGGTGTGCAAAGGCTCGTCGGCACGATGTCCGGTTGAGCCCGTCTGAAACTTGATCACTGCAGGCGCTATGACCGCCTTCTCACCGCGGTTCGCGCCAGTGATCGTATTGAATGGTTCGTCGACGGATTCAAGACGCGCGCCGTGAGTGAGGTTCACGAGAAAAGGACGGGCAGCGTCCAGCACATAGCGCTTCAAACCGCGAGCGGTTCTCGACATCGTCGCCGGCGCAAGCGGGCGGACGGCGCGCAAGCCATGTTTCTCCATGATCTCTTCGGAGGTATCAAAGATCGACGGGCATGGATTTGACCAGTCAATAATCTCGGCCGCGGTGCGCCACGGCAGCTTCCGGCCGGAAATGACTTCCGGATCAGTCGGCTTTCCATGAGTGGGGTTCGGCCAAACGATCTTCTTCCCGTCTCGGCGGGCAATCAGGAAGAACCGCTTGCGGATTGTTGGCGCTCCAAAATCACAGGCGCGTAGCTCCCGCCATTCGATCTTGTATCCGAGGTTACGCAGCGCCTTGCACCATTGCTGGAAGGTGTGGCCCTTTGCATCAGGATCCGGCATCAATCCGCGATCCGTCTGGATCAACGGCCCCCACTCGCGGAACTCTTCGACGTTCTCAAGGAATATGACGTCCGGCTTGGCGCGACGTCCCCAAAGGACAACGATCCATGCCAGGTCGCGGATGTTGCGCTCGACCGGCTTGCCGCCTTTTGCCTTGGAGAAATGCTTGCAATCCGGTGAAAACCAAGCGAGCCCGACATGCCTGCCAGCCACATAGTCCAGCGGATCGACCTTGTAGATGTTCTCTGACAGATGCAGCGTTTGCGGATGGTTCGCCTCATGCATGGCGAGAGCGGCCGGGTTATGATTGATCGCGATATCAGGCGACCGGCCAAGCGCCATCTCGATACCAGTGGATGCACCACCGCCGCCTGCAAAAGAATCGATGATCAATGGTCGGTTCATGTGATATCCGCCCTACGGTCTGGTTTCAGGTCTTTTCGCTGTTTTCTTCGCTTCACGAACCTTCGCCAAAAGCTGCGAAGCCTCGCGCTCAAAATCCTCCATATGAGCATCCGGATTCACCGACCTTTCGAGTTCTAATTCGTGCTTGAGATTTGAAATTTGCTGTTCGCAGAAATGGAGATACGCGGCCCTGATGCGCTGAAATGTGCCATCATCGACCGTCTTCGCGCGGCGCTTTCTGAGATGATTAAGCGTCCACTTGGAGAGTCGATAGCGGCGCCCCAAACGTTCCATTGCCGGGTACACATCGCCCCAGCCCTGGCTCTCGCCATCAACCATGCGGTTGACGTAACTACTGGCAATTTCGGCCCTACTCACGACTTCCGGCTCCGATTTCAATTTGACAACGTGATGCTCGTTTTCTGACAACGTCATGCTCGAATTCCCTGGCTAGGTTGGCTGCATGACGAAGCAGCCAACCGAACCCTTGGAGAGAGAGACGAGCAAAACAGAGCAGGCCCACGAAGGGGCGAACGACAGCAGCAACCACAGCGATGGGGATCACGGGGTTGATGACTGGTCGGAAAAACAGATTGGTTTTCTCGCTGAACGCGTTCTGTCCAGCGCAATCGAGGCGAGAAAAAAGACAGGGGAAGCCACGGCGTTGGCTTCCCCTGTCAGTTTTGCTCAAGCCAGCTTGGGAGGTCTTGAGGACGTGGCGAGCAAATCGATTCGAAGTGCCGTTCGCGCCGGAAACAGGCGCAACGGATGCACTCTGTTCGGGCACGACAATGAGAATTTCATGGCAGAACAGAAGACAAAGTGACGCGCGGTCCATTAGGCAACCTCGCTCTCAACTGCCGTCAATCTTGTACAGGAATAGCAATGCTTGAGCCCCGACGCGCCACAGGCATCAGGCTTCTGACAGTGCGGACGGTAATCGCGGATCGTCTTTGCCGGCTGATCCTTGATCAGGAATGCCGGTGGATCAAATTGGGTGACGGCTTGCTCTTCTTTCGAACCCGTATGGATAACACCGCTCGCGCGGCCCTGACCGACGATGGATGGGAGTCCATCGCTTTTTACGCTCGCGGGAGAAGAGCTTGGTATACCGCGCTGGCCGTCGGCAGCACTCAAGGTACGCGGGTCAGGGTTGGTCTGGCTGGACGACAACGGTTCAACGTCAGCGACGTTCGCCAGTCGGGATTGACCCTTCACTGCAGCGATTGCGTCATCGTCCATCTCGTTTGCCGTTTCCGGCGAATTGGTTGCGCCGACTTCCACGGCGCTGCTGGCGCGCAATGCGCTGCGGTCTACATCCTCGCCTCCTGCGTTGGCAGCATCCGCTTTCACGCCACTGCTTTGGCCTACCCGTCCCTCATCCAGGGAAACAGGGCTTTCCGTGGTTTCTCTGCTCTCCGGATCTATGTGCTCTTCGCGCTCGATCATGAGGTCGACAGCTGCGATGAGAGCGGCGCGACCGGTTTCCGTCCGCAAGCCGGTCACGATGGTATGAGCAAGCTTAGGATCAATGCCCTTTACTTCGGCGTAGGAATTGCCAGCCTCGTGCACGTGCACGTGAGAGGCACCCGTCAAAGCGTCCCAATACAGGTCGAACATCGCGTCCTGCTCTTCGCGCTCATTCGCGTCGAGCTTGCGTTTCGCCACGACCTTACGAACGGCTTTGACGTCAAACCCAAAAGCACGGAGTTCCTTGTAGATATCGGACTTGTCGCCATTGAGGGTCTTGATCTCTTCCTCGACACGCTCAATGCGCTCGACGAATGCCCTCAATTGTCCAACTGCAACCAAGTCACTCATGCTGCTTCACCCGAAGCTGCACCATCCGACATCAATCTTTCGAGCATCTTGCGGGCAGGTCCGCTAGGGGGAGCCTTACCCTTCTCCCACCGGGACACGGTTGCTTGGTCAACGCCAAGGGTGTCCGCCAATACCTGCTGGCTCCAATCCCGAGCGTCACGAAGAGCTTTTATCGTTTCTGGTGTCATCATGCATAATCTATGCGTTATGCATAACACATAGTCAATGCCTAACGCATATTTTTTTATGAATGATCTGGAATCATGAGTGACAAGATTGAAATTGCGAAACGATTGAAAGAAGCACGCATCAAGGCTGGCTTTAGCAATGCGCGTGCCGCCGCAGAGTCATTGGGCATCGAGTATCAGACCTATGCAGCCCATGAAAACGGGTCCCGAGGACTAGCGCGTTCTGCCGAGGTATATGCCCGACGATATGGCGTGAGTTTGGATTGGCTGTTGAGGGGTAAGGGCTTGCAAACCGCACCAGTCGACCTAGAGGAACGAATTAAACCCCAGCCCACGAAACCAAATGCAAGCTTCCCTCCGAAGTACCAACAGTTCCCTACGGACAAGTCCATTCCCCTGCTCGGTCAATCGATTGGTGGACCAAATGGCCGATTTTTACTGAATGGAAACGAAGTTGGCCGCGTATTCTGCCCACCTGGCTTGGAAGGTGTGGAAGGTGCATATGCCGTGAGGGTATTTGGTACTTCCATGGAGCCAAGATATATGGCCGGTGAAACTGTGTGGCTGAACCCCCAAGAACCTGTTCGTGCGAACGATGACGTTGTCGCGCAGATACTACAAAACGGTGACGATCAACCGGTTGAGAGCTATATCAAGCAATTCGTGTCCAGATCATCAAAAGTCCTTCGTCTTCGGCAACACAACCCTGAGGAAGGTGAAAGCAAGGAACTGGAGTTCGATAACGACAAAGTTTTCTCCGTTCATAAAATTGTCTTTCATGCAACGGTCTGAACGACTTCTTCGCATACCCATGTGGGACGAATGGTTAGATTCCGAGCTGCCGGCGGCTTCGGTGGGCACTCCCCACAGCGGATCTTCCTGCAGAGCTGAAGGTAATTGTGAACTCCAAGCGAGGCTGCTTGTTGGAAATTGGATAAGCGCAGCACCCGAGAATGCCCGCAATCGTCACAGGCCACGTAAACACTGGATAATTCGACAACTAGGCGCAAAGCGTCTGCGTTGCCGAATGGAGTACCGTTCGACATATCTCTCACCTGTATGTTCTTATTTTGTTCCGTTAAAAAAAGCAGTTCTTCTAAGAAGAATCGAGTCCGTTTTCACGAGTGACGAGAAATTTTAATGGATCCTGTTCGCCTCATAGTTGTCATGGCCTTTGACCGATCCGATGAGGGCGAGCTTGTGCCCGCATTCGAAGCAATGCAGTTCGAAGTCGAGGATCGCGCGATACGTAGTGCGAAGGATCTCGCCACGAAACACATAGGTGTCATCGCCTGGGCGCGCAGCGCTGAACCAGATGTTGGAGAATATGGCCCGCCTACCGTGCTGTTTCAGTCCGGCGAAGTGCCAGATATGGAATGAGGGGATATCAAATATGGACATCATGAATGGTCTGGCTGCCGCTAGCCAAGCACTTGATATTGCAAAAAACTGAAAGAGTTCGAACGCGACTTCAAAAATGCAGAGTTCAAACTCCAGATTGCTGAACTTTACTCAAATCTTGCGGACGTGAAGATTGCGCTCGCAGACGCCAAGACATCTCTTCAAGAAAAAGATTCAGAGATCGCTCGCTTGGGCGCGATTGCTGATGGCAAACTCAAAACCATCCGTGTCGGTAATTACAACTTTGGTATGGACGATGAGGGCAAGCCTTTGCCAAAAGCATTTTGCCCCACGTGTGAAAGCGAAGGCAAGCAAATCCCAATTTCCCGTGGCGTTGGCGGTCACGATATTTGTCCGAAAGTGTAAGGGTGTTTACGACTCTCGTTCGACAACTCTGCCGATTGGATTTAAGTATCCGGCACCATAGCCACCAGACCAATCAGATCTTCTTCATCTATCGCTGCAAAGTTGCGGATCACGTCGGCCCAAACGGTTGCGTCTTCTGGCAGTGAAAACCCTTCGCGGCGCTTGTTCGTAAGCGCTACGACCATTCCTAGTGCGCGATAGAGCCGATCTTCGTTCACGATCATCTCGTTCTTTCCTTCTTGGTTCTAAACCGCCTTCGGGCGGTTTTCTATTGCGTTGATTCTGGCACAGCGCAGTGCCGCGGTCAAAATTAATATGCGTTTTGCATAAATTCTTGTTGACCGTTGATTATGCGTAATGCATAGTTACATCCATCGAACAACGGATGGATGCAATGAACATCATCAACCAAGAATTCAGAACACGGGAACAGGTCGAAGCCGAAACGGGCTACGTCATTGAAGCCATCGGCGATGCCCTGCGCTTCTACCCAGACACCAATTCCAAGCGTTATGCTAGCATCGCTGCTTCCGAGGGAAAGCCTGCTTTCTGGGTTCGCACCAGCTACGGCAACACCGCCTCCGCTCTCTTCACCGACCATGCCAATCTTACAGGCGATCTGGAAACAGCAGTCGCGCTGGCAAAGCTGCCCCGCGATTGCTGGACCGTCTATCAGCAGCTCGAAGCGCTGATTCCTCTCAACCGCCAAGCCGCCGAACAGATGGTCGAGCAGTATTCCCGGCTTGGTCACATGCGCGACGTCGAAGAGCTCTTGGCTCGCGAGACGCACATCATCTGCAACGGCTTCAAGTCGAGGGCAAGCTGATGAGCATCCTTGTAGCCATCGTCGCCCTGCTTGGCCTTGTGGTCGTGTTTTTCGGCACCATCGAAGATGCAGCAGAGAAATCCCATGCGGAGGTCGATTAATGAGCCGAGAGCGATCCCTCCTCTACGGCCTTGGACTGGGGCTTGCGCTTGTCGTCACCCCGTTCCTTCAGGCCTGTCAAACCGGCCAAGTCACAACCAGGTCATCAACGTCGCCTGCCTTGGCCTATGTGCCTGATGCAAACGACCGGTGCATGGAACAGCACGTTTGGGACACGACCGGCCCATCCGGTTGGGGCACACAGGTCAATACCTGCTCAGCGGTTCCCTGGTTCAACGAGCGCCGGCGGCTTGATGCCAAGGCAGGTGCAAAGTGACCGCGCATCAGGTTTGCATTGCCGCCGATCACGCTGTGATCGATCGGCTCTCCCGCGAGGAAGCACTCACCTTCATAGAGAAACGCCTGCTCAAGGAGCCGGATGAGCGCGTTCGCGCTGCACTCAAGCATGTCTACCACACAGTTTTTGAACGGAAGGAAGTAGCGTGATGACCGATCACTACGCATGGTATTTCAAAGCATTGGAACTGGTTGGTGATTGCGGCGAGCTTTCCCGCGAACAGATGAAGGCCCTCGGCGTATCCGAGGGTGATCCTAAATCGGGTTTTTTCCGGCGCCGGGCGTACAAGGACGGGCCATGGAACACGGTTGCCATCTGGATCAATCCGAGAGGCCAGCTCATTTGCCTGGTGGATGGCAAGGTCACAGAAGCTGACTCCGTCTGGACGTATGCCTGCCGCAACCCGATCTCGGAAGAAACCTATCAGGCTGTTCGCAGCGGCAAACCATGGCCGCGCGAGCCCGAGCCGGCCCAGGTGCTGTCAAACCTTCCTTCAGATCCTTTCGAGGCGTTGAAAGCAGAGTTCGAGAGTGACAAGGAAATCGCCGAGAACTTCCTCAAGACCCCTATCACGACGAGAGAACAGGCAGACAAAGCCGCTGTCTGGGCAAAGCGCCTGACTGCCATCGCCAATAAGGCAGCTGCATTGCACAAGGTTGAAAAGCAGCCGAGCCTCGACGAGGGCCGCCGGGTTGATGAGAAGTTCCGGGATCTCAAGGAAGAACCGAAACTCCTGTCCACCAAGATCAAGCGAGCCTCTGACGCCTATCTCAACGAGCAGGATCGCCTCGAGCAGGAACGCCAGCGCAAGGCGCGCGAGGAAGCCGATAGGACCCGGCGCGAAGCTGATGAAGCCGCCCGCGCTGCGCAAAACATCTCTTCCAACCCCAATGATCCGGTCGATGAGGCTGCAAAGGCAGATGCCGAACGTCTCGCCAAGCTTGCCGCCGAGGCGGACAAGGAAGCACAGGCCCGCAATGTGACGGCCGGTCGCACCGGCTCAAAGCTCGCACTGCGAACCTTCGTTTCCGCTCGCATCACTGACTACGACAAGGCCCTCATGGCATTGAAGGATCACCCTGAGATGAAGGCCCTCGTCGAGCAGCTGGCCAACCGAGCTATCCGTGCCGGTCATGAGGTCGATGGCGTCGAGCGCTTCGAAGAAAAGCGGGCAGCATGACCGACGCCCTCGCACAACGCACGATTGTCGCCGTCAAATTCGGGTTCAGCGAAAAGACCTATGACTTCTTCTCCGACATTCCTGTCGAAGTCGGACAGAAGGTCTACGTCGAAACCAGCCGCGGCGAAACCAAAGCCACCATCGTCGCCATCAAAACAGAATCTGATCTCGCTGAACGCTCCGTCCTGCGCTTTGTCGCCGAGGACGTACGAACAGACGAACAGCGAGCGGCAAAGCATCCCAATGGATTTCCAGTCTTTTCGCGCGACGGAACCATGCTCGATGAGCATGGCAATCGCTCAATCTTCGATGACGTAGACGAGTAGGAACAAGCGCAATGAATGCTCCAGCACAAATCCTAGACAGTCGCCCACCTGCATTGATGGTTGGTGGCAGTGTGCATGCCATCGTTCCTCAGTCGATCGAAGAAATCTGGCGCGTATCAACGATGGTCGTATCGGCTGGTTTGGCGCCGAAGGCCCTTGTCGGCAAGAAGACAGGTAATGATGCTGTCAGCGCTGTGGCTATCGCCATCATGGCGGGCGCAGAGCTCGGCCTGCCGCCTATGGTCGCCTTGCGTAGCTTCACGGTAATCGGCGGCAAGCCCGCCCTCTATGGCGATGGCATCATCAACGTCGCCCGCCGCTCGAAAAAGGCCGCTTACATCCGCACGGGATATAACGAGGCGCGCGGTGTCGGCTGGTGCGAGGCCAAGCGCGCCGACACCGGCGAGCAGAAGCGCGAAGAGTTCTCTATCGCCGATGCAAAGCGTGCCGGTCTTTGGGATGAACGCCCGTTCGTCAAAAAGCAGGACTGGAATACCAAGCAATGGAGTGAAGTGCCGAACGAGGCGCCTTGGTTCCGCTATCCGCAACGCATGCAGCAATGGCGAGCGGCGGGCTACTGCTTGCGCGAGCTCTTTGCCGATGTCCTCGGCGGCATCACCGATGAATACGAAGCGCGTGAGATTGCCGGCGAGATTTTTGAGCCGGAACAGGCGACGTCGCTGATCCCGCCCTCGCCGACAAAACCGAGCGGCGTTGATCCAATACCTGACAATGGCGTCGACAAAGATCAAGGCGATGATGAAGGCGAAACTCAGGTCGATGAAGCTGAGGTCGTATCCGATGAACAGCAGACGATGGACCTGACACCGCCCTCGCCATCGAAACAGCAACTAGCCAAGCAGGATTTCACCAATCCCGATGACGTTCTGAAGGATGCCGAAACCCGCTTTGCCTGTGTCCAGGACGAAGGCGATTGGGAAGAGCTGCGTTGTGAGTTTGCTCACCTTCAGGAGACGTTCTTTCCGCCCGACTGGGAAGCGCTGGTTGCGATCATGCAGCAGCATTACGACCGGGTCACAGGTTAATCATGAGCACGGCCGCCTTCGCTCACGAGATCATCAACAGCAAGCACGTCCTTGTGGCGTGCGACGCCGACGGCTTGGAAATGCTGAGTGCAATGAAGATCGGCAAGCAATGCCTTGTCGAGATCCATCTACCCCGCAATCCAGCCCATCACCGCATGATATTCTTGCTGATGAAGCGGGTCATCGACAGTGGCGCATGGGACGGCGACGACGAAAGCCTTTTGACCTGGCTGAAATACGCAGCCGGCCATGTCGAAACGAAAGTAGATCATAACGGCGAGGTTCACTACACGCCGAAGCCGATCAAATTCGCTTCGCTTGATCAAGCCGGATTCCGCAAGTTCTTCGACCGCGCTGTCTGGATGATGTGCAACCGCCTGACCCACGAAGAAGACTGGGAAGCGGTTCGCGATGAGATCATCGCCATTGTCGACGCGCCTTACCGTTCACAAGCCAATTACCTCGCGAGGGCATCATGAACTTATCTATACCCCTGTTTGCGCCCCATGATGTTCGGCGCTCCCGAAAGATCGCCGTTCGCTACAGCCTCATGCACGAGCAGCTGACGATCGAAGTCGCGACCAGCGAGCGAGCCCTCGCCAAGCATCTGGACAGCGTCCTCTCGGCTGAAAAGTGGGAGGCAAACTGATGGGTTATCAGTACCAGCGCTACCTGATCGAAAGTGGCTATTACGACATCACCCCCGAGCAGGAGGATGAGATGTACGAAGCCGAGGAGATGGTTCGGCTTGAGGCTCACGCACGAGATTGGGACGAACACGACCTGCTGGAGGTCGCGTGATGGCCCGCACCGTTGCAGAATGGGTCGGCAAGACCAACGATAGCAAAATACCTGGCGCTGTGAAGGACCGCATTGTTGCCCGACAGGGCGGATGCTGCGCTCTTACCGGAAGCATATTCGGTCCCGGCAATAAGCCCGAGTTCGATCACAAGGTCGCTCTATGGCTTGGCGGCGAACATCGTGAATCCAACCTTCATGCAATTTGCAAGGCAGAGCACAAGGCAAAAACAGCAGCCGAGTCGACGGTTCGCGCCAAGGTGAACAGCCAGCGCAAAAAGCACATCGGCATTACCGAGCCGAAAGGCGCCATCCAATCAAAGGGATTTGCAAAGGCTGAGAAAACCAGGCCCGCGACGTCAAAGCCTATGCCGCCGCGCCGTTCACTATTCAGGAGCATCCAGCCATGAAAGATACCAGAATTCCATACGGTGGCCGATGCACATGGTGGGACGGGATTGACAAGATAGGAACGCGCGACGGCCTTCCGTGCTGTCCGCACTGCCGTAACATGCTGTTTGAAATGCCTGACGAAAAGACGTGGTTTGATGGCGTCGACCGATACGAGGCCAGCGGCAACCCAGGGTATCGGGCCATGATTGAATGGTCGCGCGGGCAATGCTTCCCCAACTTGCAGGAGCTCAAAACCGCCTACGCTGCGAGGATCCTGCAATGAGCACAGCAATCGAATGGCGCTGCTTTCATTGCGACGAAGTATTCACCGACCGGAAGCTGGCTTGCGAGCATTTCGGTGCGGATGAAATGTCCGAACCAGCCTGCCAGATCAAGGCGGGAGCCGAGCGCAGTATGGTCGCGGCGTTGCGCCGCGCCGAAAAGGATGCTGCTGACGCTTGGTTCGCCATCCAAGAAGAAACGACAGAAGCGGCGAAGGCCTATCGCGCACAAGCGGGAAGGCACAACGAACAATTGCGCGCCACTGAAGAGCTCGGTTACGAACGCGGACTTGCCGATGGTCGCTCTGAAAGAGATGAGTGGCAGCCGATCGAGACGGCGCCGAAGGATGGAACCCGCATTCTGATCTGGTTCGTGCATGAGAATGCCCGATACAGCAAAGATCCAGTCGCCGAAGGTTGGGAGGCAGCCCACGAGGCTTATTGGATCGATCACAACAAAGGTGGTTGGACTTGGTACGGCCTTTGCGGGAAGGCAACGAAATGGCGCACGATGCCCGGTCCGGTGAATAGCGGGGATAAGTCGCCATGACGAAGGCTGCAGTTATCCCAGCCGGTTGCTGGCCAGCCCGAATGCCGCCTGAAATAGCGGCCGGATATGTTGGTGAGCGCTCGGCAGATATTTTCCTTCGCTTGGTCGGCAAGGAATACCCCAAGCCTGTCGTTGACACCGGCAGCGGCAAAGGGCGGCGTATGCTATGGCTGAAATCAGACCTCGACCGCGCTATCGGCGCCGACAACGGGCAGAGAACAGACCCGCCAGAAGCAGAGTGATGATAGAGCTTGTCCTTCCGCGATACGTTCTGGCCAAGCAGCTATCTGGTGGCACAACCGGGTTCTACTGGACCTGCCCCGTGCGCTACAGGAAGATAGGTTGTCCATGGCGATCCGCAGCTCTGGGCCAGAATCTTTCCCAATCCGAATTGAATAAAGAGGCGGAGATTTGGAACCTACGTTTCGATGAGTGGCTGGCAGAAAGTCAGCGCTCGCCCCTCAATCCAGACGGCACAAAAGAGCATTTCCGATACGGAACAGTCGGCTGGTTACTCGATCACTATCTCTCGTCGGACGCATTCTTGCAGCGCGTTGGCGAGTACTCACGCCCCGACTATCATCGCGTGTTCAAACGCATCAGAGCTATTGAACTCCAGAAGAGTCGGAGCAAGGTTGGTGACATCGAGGTAAAAGCGCTCGGAGTGAAAACTGCGCTCCAGGTGTACGAACATTTCACCAGCACCAGTGCCCTGCGAACTGGTGAGAAGGCTCTGATCTACTGCAAATCCGTATGGGAGCGGATGCGTCCGCATCACCCTACCCTGTTCAGGTCTGACGTTCCAAACCCATGGGAAGGCGTGACGAAGAAGCGCCGCGAACAAAAGAAGAAGACCCATGCGAGCAGACAAGAGGTTTATGCCTTTGCCCGCGGTGCAATCGCCGCGGAAAAACCGGAGCTTGGCGCAGCGGCAGTTTTAGCTTTCGAATGGTTCATGCGTCCTTCTTCGATCGCAGACGGATATGCGCAATGGTCTGGCTACCGGCCGGCTGCTCATCCCGACAAGATAATGATCCGGCACCGCAAGAACGGCGGGGCCGTCAATCACCCGCTGGAGGCTGTGATCGACGGCAAGGTCGAGAAGTTTTATGCCGAGGCCGAGGACGTTCTATCCAAGGTGGAGAAGCGAGGCCTGTCCATCGTGACGAAGCCAGATGGCAGCCTTTACGGCGGAAGCACCATGCTTCCCACTGCCATCCGGGAACTTGCCGTGGATCTGGGAATGAAGGGATTTACGCTCGATCGTGCGCGCCACGGCGGCATGACGGAAATCGAGGAAGCCAACCTGACAGAGGGCCAGGGCAAGGCTCTTTCGACCCACCGCACAAAGGCCTATCAGGTATACGCCAAAGAAACCGAGAAGCGGGTTTTGAACGCAACTCTCCAGAGGTTTGGTCATTCTGAATCGCCAGAAAACCCTTCAGAATCAATGGGGACAAAATACCTAAATGAAGGTAATAAATCCTAA